CAAATGATTCATTTCGACACGAAATGCACTGTCAATAAGTTGAACGTCTACTTCAGGTGCACCAGCGAAAGGTTGCACTGCAACATTGATCCGCTTTCTTTTTTCATTGTTTTCTGAGCTGTTCCTGACAAAAGAAACTGATGTATTTGCTGTTGATGTTCCGTTTGCTGTGATTGTGTACGATGGAAAATGTGTTACAAATTCATTGTCAACGCTAACCAGCTTGTGCTTTAAAGCCAAACTACCCGCCGTTAAAGCTTCAAGAACAGGAGTGTTCTTTTCAACCTTCTCCTTACCGACAGTCCGACCGTAATGTTTGATTACTTCATAATCAACTTCGTCGTCACCTAATCCAAACTGGAATACTTGAAACGAACCGTCATTTCGAGCTAGTGCTCGCCTGCCAGCGTCTGTTAATACAGCATCAACGATAATATTATTCGTGCTATGATCTAAGAAACCCATTTATATCTCCACTTATTTTTATATTAAATATACCCATTCTAAGTTTACTAGTAAATTTTTTATTCAATTCCGTACTGGAAACTTAAATTTTCTGATGACAAAGCTGTGACTGGCACTTCAAATACATCTTCACCAACGCCACTCGGGGACGTAAAGTTGAAGAGTTTAACCCTGACAATTTGATCAAGTTGATTATCTACGTTTATAATATGAAATTTATATCTAAAATTTTTATTATCAATTGCTAGCAAGTTTGTATCCCGTTCTACTATAGTTTGATCATTGTTCTTTGTGAGAGTTTCGTTTCTCATCACCCTATAATATTCAGGATCAAATATAATTTTAATTCTATCATACTTGCTTGCCTTAATTGCATCCTGGAATGTGTCAACGTTTAAATATAAATTTGGATACGGCTTTGGCGCGTTTGCCCTGCTTATCACAGTTTGTTTTACTTTATTTGTGTATCTATCTCTTTCAACCATTACCTGTGGGCTATAATTTGAGCTTAGTGCGTGTGCGTCGACACAAGCGATTGCGTAAATCGGTTTTTCACCCTCTTTATGTGTTGTATCGATACAGTATGTTCTTGGGCGTGCCATATTGACAATTTTATCGCCCTCTGCTATCTCAGCGACTGTACTCTTTATTATTGAATTATCAAAATTGTATTCTTGTAGCAACACAAAAGGTTCTTTTACTGATAATCTCTTGAATATCTGAAAACGTTTTATGTCACGCTGTTTATTCACAGGGAATTGCCACGTAATACGTGGTAATAAAGTTTCGAAATCAAAAGTGACACGTAGATTACTAGGTGGAGGTGGAGGAATTCTTTCAACACAATTAACACTGAAAGTTTCTCCTTCTGATGCCATAAAACAAGTTGCCAAAACAGATTGTGAACAGGCTGGGTTGTCTGTTATTGTATGCACAACTACCTTAACTTGACAAACTGTTCGAATCTTGTAAGTATAAACGCCACCATACCTAACTTCCGTATCAATTGCATAATTTGTATCATGATCCTTAATGTATCTTCTTCCTAAATATTCAATTGTTTCGTCAGGTAGTACTTCAAATTTTTCAATTAAATAACCTGCAAAATTAATTTCTGGGTATTTGCTGAATAATAAATCTTTCTTGCTATCTGTCATACCTCTTGTATCAAGCTCTGTTAGTTTGACTGCTTTAACTTCTAATTCATAGTCTAATTGTCTTAAAGTATTTACTGGTGGCATTTCAGCTAAAAGTTTTTGGGTTATTGATTTTGCTGGTGTTTCTAAAGACCTCATTTCATCTTGGAATACTGTATCAGATATTGCTGTTGCGCTCGTTATGATCTCAGACATGAACAGGTTGTTGAATTGAATTGACACTGTTTGTTTACTAATTGGGTCATTTGCAAACCTTGCTACTTCGTCAGGTACATCAGAAGGAGATAAAGCATACTGTTGCGCACCAGGTCCTGCAGATGGTGTAAAATTTCTAAAATTTTCAAACAAAAGCTTTTTATCTTGACCTTTCAAACCTCCCTTTTCTTCTAAGGTTGAAAATAATTTTGAGGCTGCTTCTCTGTTAGAATTTTGCTCAGTAGGGATGTCCTTGAAAAAGATTGCGCCATTTAACATATTATAAACAATGTTTTCTTTACCCGTGTCTATAAACTCGACCCCAGAAAAAACTTTATCTGAATTTGCACCTTCTACGATTATTGAATTCAAATCATTTGAAAGATCAAACTCTGTTGCAGTAAGATTAATTTTATTGTTAAACAAAATTGGAATTTTTGGCGGTCTAAATTCAATCCTGACGAATCGCGCAATTTTTTTATTTTTTGTTCTATGAAATATCTCTTCTGTATTTGATGCGTCTAATACAATTATTCTTTCATTGACGTCAACTGAATCTTCCCTTACACGCTCATCACGCGTAAAATAGTTATAAATAAATTTAGCCTTAGTGTTTGTCACTTCAGGTATATTGATTTTGTTAACAGGGCGCGATGGTGCAGGAGCTTGCTCTAAAAGAGTATTAGACACACCAGCTAATTTTAAAGTTTTGCCAATTTTTGTAATAGCAATCGTTTCATTTTCCTGCTCAGGTGGTTCACTATTAGAATTGTATATTTCTTCTGTTGGCATGTTTAAACTCCTATAAAGTAAATTTGACTCGCGGTGTAGTTTTTTGTTTTACAGCTTTTACGACATCAGTAGTTACAGTAGCTACTGACGGAGCCATCTTATTAGTTGCAGTATCCCCATCAATTTGGAAATTTAAAGGTAACAAAGAAACTTGAGCCTTGTATTGAAAGACACCAGGAACGTTGGCTTCTGCCGAAAGTGCGTAGTTAGCTATGTCAACAATAGCTTCAGCATAGTTTTCAGCACCTAGGATGTTAGAAATTTGTCCTGAGTTTAAGTTAATGTTACTTGGGCGTGATATCTTTGACGTTACATTTACATTTACTGGTTGGTCAAAAATACCTTCATATGCATTGGACAGGTCGTCGATTGTGTTTTCTGGATCTAGATCGATCAAGAAATCATTCTCATTAATAAAAATAGAATAAACACGATCAAATGATTTTGGTGATACAACTTTTTTAAAACGGTTAACAAAAGAGTAAGGCGCTGATTGTTTTAACATTTTTGATAATCTAAAAACCTCACTCTTTAAATGTTCATCTGACTGGACTTTTGGATATAAGAGTTCTATTTGAGCTAGCATTTGTTTGAAATTTTCAACTAGATCGTTGCCATTTACTCCACCCGTAAAGGATGTCGACTGTATTTTTGTAAAATCCAGAAGATCTGTCAGCAAAAAACTTTCTTCATTCACGTCTATACCTAAGACTAATTTCATATATTCTTTTAAACAATAATCATGTACGTGATTAGTCATTACTTGTTTATTGAATATTCCTGCTGGGTACCCTATTTTTTTATCTGTGCTTAGCTCGCCTGAGTCAGTAATAAGATGTCTAAAAACATGCATTGACTTAAGTATCTGATTAAAACTTTTACCATTATGATATTCTTTTAAATGATTGGCTAGTTTATCTGGGTTTTCATAGTCTAATATGTTAGCGCTAGTATCAAAAATAAAATTTCTAGGCAAGAAATCAAAAGTTGGGTTTAAGTGATCTTTCTTGAAAATTGACACGCAAACATAGGGTGAATTTAAAAATTTAGAGTCACCTGTCTTATCGTAAGCAATTTTTTGTAGAGAAGACACCATTGAACTAGGGATCCCGACGTTTAATATTGACTTTCTTCCAAACTTTTCGCTAGTCAAGAAACCGTAACCGGGTTCTGTTAAAACCTTAAACATTAACTTATTTTTATTTAAATTGTATTTTATACTTGTTGGAAATAAATTACCCGGTGTTACATCAAAAACGCGCTTTTTAAGACTAGCAAACTGTGCAACAGTTGTCTTATTATTGAGCGTAATTGCCGTATTAAAAACTCCAACATCTTTTAACACATTAATTGCTAGTGATTTTTCAGCAACTTCAACACCTTGGAACGTACGACCTTCAAGTACATTATTTACATTTACCGTAGATTCTTTTAAACTATTAGCATGCGCTGCAAAGCCGGAAGCCCTGTCAGTTATGAATTGTTGATGTGTTCTAATAATCTGAAAAAGAGAAGCAGCGCTGCCTTTACCTTCTTGTCTAGCGTCATCGTACTCAGAAGTACCTGCGTTACTACTATACTTTAAGCTTTTTCCAGCACCTTCTAACAAACCGTCTACTATGCCCTTAAGCTGATCGAGATTATAGTATATCTTGAAATTTTTATCTACTGTCTTTACTTGCATGTCAATGACTCTATTTATCATATCATATAACCATCGGAAACCAACTATTATTCGATGATGTGCACCATAGTCGATAATACCAGCTGCGTTACCGAATCTATTGTTTTCTAAAGAATCATTTGAGTTAACAGCAAATAACTGATTGGAAATCTTAGCATTTGCTGCAAATTTACTAGTTGCTGCTGCGTATCCATTACTGTTGTCGCCAATTGTCATGCCAACCGGACCTAAGTAGCCCTGGAACAAATAAGAAAAGTAATTGCTAAAGAGTTTACTAAAACCGGTTACCCCACCACCAAAAGATTTACTGCTACCCTTACCTTCTTGTAGGCCGTCCATACCATCTTCGTTACCAAAGCTAACTTCAAACGCGTTGTCAATTCTCTTGCCTTCAAATGATATTGATTCGAAGCCTGGTGCTTCTGAGCGCAATTTTTTGCCTCGCTTGCTTGTAGTTTTTCGATTTTTAATTTTATCTTTGATATCGTCGTTAGAAAAGAGTTGTGAATCAGATGCTAAATATATAGGTAGATCTTTTCCGCCCCAGTAGAATGAATCGTTTTTACCTTGTGTGTATGATGTTAAACCACAATTATACTTGAGATAATTACGAAATTGATTTTCGCTGTGATATAAACTCAATCTTGCAAAGTTTTGAGCCGGGCCATTATACGTGGAGATATCATCAAACTGTACGCTTGTGTAATGTCTGTCAACACTGACTGGGTTGTTAAATAAAACTTGATCCCAGAAAACTTGGAGACACATATCCCTTGCACCGCTATTGTTTGTGTCTCTAGTGAAGACTGCGAGAAGCGGGATATAATTAAAATTGGATTCACCGGTAGGACTGAGTATAATTTTCTCTAGATCTACAACTAACCTTTCTATTAATTTTTCTGCTGCAGAAACAGGACTATTGACTCCCATCGGTGATAAAAGCTGAGGCATGTTAACGTTGTTTATTGCTTCCACAACCTCTTCATGTGGGTACAGAGTGTTAACACATTCAATCAGTTTATTACTTTGATTTTTATATCCTTCAGTAAATATTTTAAGTTCTTCAAAGTCAATTGTATTTCCGTCGCTAGCTGAAGAGCGTACAATTTCGTCTAACACTAGATATTTAGTTGCTGGCGGGAAATTAACAGTACTAGCGTTAGAAGTATTGTCTGAGCTTAGTTCTGCAGTAGATGATTCTAGCGGTGCATAAAAGCCTTGGGTTTGCTGTGAGAAATTACCAGCTTCAGTAATTTGCTTTCTTAACCCTGCAACGGTTGTACCAAATGCACCAAAACCCTTATTGTTATTAGTAATACTACTCGCCTCGGGTATATTTACCCTTTCAAAAGTATGTGGACCTGTTACGATTTTTTGCTGTGGATGTTTAAAAGCATCATCTGGAATACCTAAGATTTGTCTAATAAAATCAAAATACAGTAAACCTCGAGGTGTTTGCTCTGCAATTTCACTAGATACTTGTTCTTCTCTATCAGAGCCTTCGTCGAAGTTGGCAACTGGGCCCTGCGATTGATCACCGCCTATGCTGTTGCTGATACCACCTGTAAAACCTGCAAATTTTTCTAACGAAGACATGTCAAAATCGCCTGCATCGGGCATTATATCGCCTACATTGACTGGAATTTCATTTGAACTTCTATTATTCATGTTGCAGACATCATAAGTGAACATATCATACAAAACTGTTGTTAAGAGTTCAGCCCCAGCATATCTTTCATTTACACCATTACCTCTAGAAGTTTTTTGTCCCTTAAATACCGACTCAAAAGTGTCTGTCGATAGTGAGTACTCAGAATTATAAGTGATGTTAGGGCTAGTGTTGGTTTCATCCTGGGCTACACCTTCAGGTAGACCAGCAAACATACCAGCAAAATTAACATTTTTTAATCGCGATATAGCGCTAGCGAGATCACTAACAGCACCAAACTTAACTTTTCCTTTCTCTAAACTAGAATCGCTCAGAGGTAACGAATTGAGTGTACGAAGCACTGACGATGAGTCTTGGAAAGACATTGCGCTAGCAAGTGCAGCAATTGCATTGCAGAAAGAATCAGTATTGCTTGAAGTGCTTGACGGAGTAAATCCGTACAAAGCCTTCCCACCCAACGAATTTTTAGAATGATCACTATACTCATTACTTAAATTAGCATAAAGATTGATTAGATTCGTGTTGTTTATCGCTGTGTTTTCATTAAATCTTTTAATTGTACTGTACTTATCCACGCCCCAAAAGCCGGCCAGTGTTTCATCTACAGTTGCTGCTGTACTCAAATAAATAAAAACAGATTCTAAGACATTGTCATAGACATAATATTCAATTAGTGCCAAAAGAAAAGGGTTGGATTGATTATTTTGAATAACATTAGATAACGATGCCGGGGCTTGTGCCAATATATCTTCAAATATATTTTCAACTGTTTGATCTATTGTACTACTTGACAGCCTGTTAAATTCACTTTTTATGTGGGCCTGGAGCGTTTCTAGAAAAACTTTTTCATTTAAATCAGGATAAACTCTTGTTAATATTTGGTCTGCTGCATCCAGTATATAACTTCTAATTTGCCTATGAAGCTCTATAATTCTCGCAATGTTATTAACGCTTATTGAATTGTTGTCACCTAGAGTAAATTGCAATTGTGCGCTGTCTTCAGAAATATCTCCAGTACCAATCGGCAGAAACTCACAAACTGCTATCAACTCAGATCTTAAATTATTTAATCCTTTCGCGGCTAAAACCGTGTATCGTGCAGAAGTGTCAGGGTTTGTAAACGCTATTTCTGCAGCTTGCGAGCCTTCAGTGTTACCGGTTTGGGCCTGTGTTGCACGCATTGCGGCAAGTACTTTACCTACTGACGCCAGCTTCTGACTGGGCGCAGGTGTCGTATATAGCGATAAATTTTTTGTTGTTGGATTTTGAGGCATTGAATTCCTTAATATAATTTGTTTGCTGTTACTAGCTTTGGCGCGCCGATATGGCCGTCTTTATAAAACGGAACAATGTAGTACTCAGCAATACCAAACCCGCCATTATGCTCGACGAGGTAAGCGTATTTCATTGATGCTGAATAGCTATCAATACTATGCATTATCCCATCTAAATAAACTTCATTGTTTTCTTTTACAAACATTACGTAAAAGTCTACAAAAGCGTCGTTCCCCGAAATATTGAAGTTTAAATCATAGTAGCTAGTCTTGCGAGACTTCACATCTCTTATTTTAGAAGAGCCTTTTTGTTGGAGTGGTTTTGCGTGTGATTTAAATGTAAAATCTTCAATTGCTTCAATTAAAGTAACTGAGGCATTATCTATTTTTATATCTTTTGCCCTTTTTGTTATATCCAAACCGGGAACGTTAAAATATGCTACATCACCAGTCGAATTATCTAAAAATAAGTCTAGGTTTTCACGAGCAGCTGCATATTCTGGTGAAGCTATTAGACCCTTAAGAAAGCTTTCACGTTTTGCATACTTGGAGCCTACACTGCTTATTATATTTTGTCTACTTTCTTCTTTTCTACTTTTAGAAGCAGCTAAATTAAACCTTGACGTTTTAAATATGTTTCTTGCAGCTAGAAATTTTGTTGCTGCTTGGACTGCCTGTATTAAATCTTGGGTTGGAATCAATCTAGGTGTTAACTTGTAAGTCAGATTAGAATAGACAGGTGCTTCTTCATCCATAAATTGACAGAAGCCTTTCTCGTCTGGCGTCACTGTTGTTACAGGAGAAATACGACCGGTTAAATGATCGATCCTAGATATTTCAATTGATCTTACAACACTTTGGACAGCTCTAATTGTCTTTAATTTGTCTTTAAATAATTCAAAAAGATTACCGAACATGTTTTTAAGTATTTCATCTATTTCCGTTGCGGTTTGTATTACGAGAAAATTACCTTCAACGCGTCTTGTAATATCACCGAGACTGCTTACACCAGTAAAGTCTGAAACGCCACCAGCAGGAGTATAATTTGACGTACTGAAATTATCAAAATTTATTGCACCAGTTCTCTCTTCAAACTTTTCAATAAAAAATGCAGATGCTAGTTTTTTCTCTCCATTCTTCATGATACATTCTACTACATACTTGTAACTAGTTGTTCGATAAACATCAAAATCTTTAAATTTAATGGTTGATCCGCCTTGAGTTTTGGTATATCTTTCGAGAGGATCTATGCTTGGAAAAATTGGCAATAATTTTGATGTTGCGGGTGTTTCGCCCTTGAAAACATATTTACCGGGCCTAATTGCCAAAATATTCTCAGATATATTAGAGACCTCTAGATTAAAAGATTCGTCATCATTACTAATTTTTGCGATAATTGTTAAGTGAGGCGTCATTTCATTTTTGTGTCGACTCTTGTCACTAACTGATTTTGCATTAAAATATCTTTTTTGACCATAATTTAGTGTCGTTCTATAAAAGACGCTCTCACTTCTTTTAAAGTTTGTAGGGGATCGGGATGAACCGCCTGCTACGCCATCTTGTATTTTGACTTTTTGATTTGGTGCAACAACTATTCTGCCAAAATCTTCATAGTAACACATTTCAAAAGGCTTACTTACTTTTAATTTTTTAGCATGTAAGTTTAGGTCGACCTTTTTTTTCTCATCACTAGTACCAATATTTAATATCGATACACCTGTATTAAGCCGAACAGGTGTCATGGCGTAATTTGTCGTCTTACTTTCAAGTTGATCTTCAATATCACTTAAAAAAACCTCGTAACTCTGCGCTTCTAAGTTTATACCTAAGTGATTTTTTGTTATCAGCAATACGTAAAACGTTTCTCCAAGCGATTGTAATTTAGAAAAATTGATACTAATCTTTGTTTTTACTTTTGTCAGTGTTTCTTCAACAGACGCTGTTGATATCTTGTACTGCGACTTTGATATTGCTTTAATACTACTTTCAATATTTTTAAATATCGGATCTAATACCTTTCTATGCCTGTCATTTTTTTTATTTGTAGATGTTAAAATACCACCTTTCCTGTGTTTAAAAGATGTTTTCATAAACCCTTGCTGGAATATTCTAGCAGGATCTTCGTTCATTTCAATCATACTGTTATAGACTTGCGAAAATGATTTAGAATCGTGTACTGTTTTCACATCAATTGCGTGTTGGTATGTTGTCCCTACTTTATCTATAATTAGCTTTTCTCTTTTTATGACAGGACTAGTAATACTAGCCAAATCAATCTTTCCAGCTAATATTGTACCTTCATATAAAGATTTTTTTGTATTTATTGAATGTTGGCTGGTTACGGACACAGCAGTCACTAACTGACTCGGGCTTAAAAATGCTGAAGTTAACATGGGACTAACTGGCTTGCTCACATTAACTTTACCCCTCAGGGATCGCTTCTTAGATCGTGTTTTGTTTTTAATTTTATCAGAAGCTTTTTCATTGGCTTTTTTGCTATAATGCTGCAATGAGTATTTTGACAATCTTACTTCTATTTCAGTAGGTGTCGATGTGGTTGGGTCGTTAACGTTATTTTTAAAATTTGAAGCGTTTACGCGTGCATATAATTCAAGTTCTAAAAAGAGATCTGTTTTTCCGTCCCTATCATTTGTTTCTTTAACTGATGTGACTTTCGGTATTAAGCTCACAATGTTTTCAGTGACTGCTGCTCGAGGTACTAAGTCAAGAATAGGAAAATTTTGTTTTTTTACTTTAACATACATTTGTCAATCCATTACAAGGGTAAAAATGTTTATGAATGTAGGAATATTTAAGTCATCATACAAGACTTTACCTACATAAAGTACTCGTTTTTCATATCTTCGATTTACATCTTCATTATCGACAAAAACGCCAGCGTCAATAACATCTAACTTTTTCATAGTCGCGTCGATTGAATCTTCATAAATCTGTATTAATAAATTATTGTCTGTCGATGTTTTTAAAAACTTAATTGTTTCAAACTGTTTTGGAGGAAGACCTGGTGGACTCGGTAATTTACCTTGTTGCAATAACTTCTGACTCAAATATCCCGGGACTCCTGCTAAATTATTTGCCATGTTACCATCATTAGCTGAATTAGCAGTATCTTCAGTCAAGCTGGCATCTTCACCAAATAAAGCTTTTATGTCTTCCCAATTTTCTCGACTAGTACTTCTCAAGTCAGTATGACTGCCATATTCTGTTCCATTTGAGTTTCTTGGAGGTAAAAACTGGAAATTATCTATATGCGCTAATTTAGAATCTAAAAAAAATGGATCAGCATCATTGACATTGATCACTTCTCTCAATGGTGATCCAGCAAAAGGCTGACCATTTTGGATCGTAAATGTTATATCGTTCTTATTTACTTGAAACTCATTCTTTACTAAATGATCTTCTGTTCCAATAAAATAATTTTGGACAAAATGTCTCAATGACGAATCTAATACAGAGTTTTCACCAATTCTATAATCGGTACCTGTTGCTGCTTTTAGATGCAAGCTACCAGTAATCTGTGTGTCTTTTAAAAAAATATTATCGCCTACTAAACTACCTGTTGGCGAAAAATTAAACGTAAAAAGTCGACCGCTATCGTCCTTTTCTAATACAATTGCATTTTCAGGTCGATCCATAACTTCAAAATAAAGTCTGTTCGCTACTGAGTACTCTTCACCAATCTCATAGAATGCATTGCAATCTGATAGCGACGCAAATTCTGCTCGCAACTTTCCAGCAGCGATTTGTCGCTTTCCTTCCTGTGTGACAACTAAATCTATAAATCTTGTCTTTTTATTTAATATACCCATATTCTTTAATTATCTCTCCGCAGAAAATTTATGCGTAAGTTCTATTACTTATTGTATCTTCCTTAAACGGAATTGACGAAGTTGCTGCTAAACTTACGTTCGAACTTTGAAATCTCGATTCCTTAGTACCACTAATATCACCCGCTGATATTAATGAATAAGCTGTTGAACTAGTTTGTGATCCTGTTATTTCTGACCCATCATTTATAACTGTCTCCTTTACAAAACGAACACTGACTGGGCCATCTGTCGAAGCTGCGACAGACGCAGCTGCGACGTTAGCTCGAGTGCCTTTAGGTATTCGCACAAAACGGCTGTCAAAGCCCTGTCTTATTCTATCTGAAAATAGACCGAAGTGTTTTGCATTAAAATAGTGTTTAGGTGACCCACCTAGTCTGCTTATTGAAGATGGGGTTGTTTGGCTAGTAAAATACATGTAATTCTGCGCAGAACCCTCAGTCTCATTTTTGCTTAAGTTATTAATCGTTGCGTCTTTAAATGTTTTTTGGACATCAGTACACTGGATAAAAGGTTGTATTTGGTGCAAAAGTGAGCCGCCCACAGGTTTTCCGCCGTGTGCAGGTTTATTATTATTTAAAATACGTACTAGTGCGTCGACTAGATTATTACCGGATGTATTTGCAATAATCTTAAATGTGTTGGAATACCCTCTGTTTATCGTGGACCACTCTGCTCCGACCCTAGCAACAGGATTATTACCCGCAATCCAATTTCGCTGCTGTGTATTGTCAGCTAATGATTCATCAGCAGGGACAATCACTCTACCGATTACGTAAGCTATTTGTTGATCACTCTCCGGTGAAGTTCGGAACCTTGTTGCAAATGGGAAGTTATCAGTCAAACTACCTGTCATCTCACCTCTAGTAGCGATCTGGTACTGGTCAATAACAGGCTCGTTACCTATCACCTCATGAATAGCATTTGTTGTTAAGTTCTGATTTAAGCCTTCATGAAACTCAACTCGATCTTTAATTTGTGAACCAAATAGCGTTAATTTGGAATTTCCAAATAATTTAAATTGATTTGCGTAACCATTTCTTAATATCGTTGACTGTAAGTTGTAAGAGTAGTTTGGTAGCGAAAAACCCCAGCCAAATACTAAGTCATCTTCGGGAAATATAATGTAGGGTGAGTTAAGATCTAAATTATCAGTTTCCGGTAACATCACTGACGTTCCTTCTTTACCAAGGGTGCCACCCGATTTGACCGGGTAAACAATCTCTGTTGATTCATTGGATAATTTGAATCCACTATAGTTGTTTGTCAGTGCTCTAGCGTCATTAGTAAAAACGCCATTAGACCTACCATTTTTAGTTTTTTCTAGAAAAACAGGACTAGTTCTGATATCACCACTAGAACCAGAAATCGATCCCAAACTTATATTCACTATACCTGGCAGTGCAGGTGTTATACGAGTTTTTGCATTAATGCTATAACTCCCAGTATAGTTTGTTTTCGAACTGCCGTGTAAGACAGTAACTTGGTCTCGATCAGAAAGCATATTTAAAATGTCTGGGAATGTTATGCTGCCCGCTGACCGTTCCAACCCAGAGGAATTAGAATGTATGTATATGTTTTGTGCATAAGTAACTAAGTCCCTAACACTGTCAACATAAGTCTCTTTAATTCCGTCTAAGTCTAAATCAAACAAACCAGGTATTTGATCTGTATACTCAAACTCTTCAATCGAACCGGTTACTTTTATGCGAACATGATGATTATTTTTGCTTTGTCTTAGTATGAAAAAGTTATTTCCTTTCACGTTAATTGCATTACTAAGTGGTATTTCTGCGTTGTTATTTCCATTAGTATCATTATTTGACATAAAGAAACCATTCACAAGAGGTGTGCCGTGCATTGCTTGGTAGTCAATTCTTAGCGCTTCAAGTAAAAAAGGTTTAGTGATACCTAGACTACTAGCTTTTACAACCTGGCTTGATGAAGCGAAATATCTTCCTGAAAAAGGGAATCCAAACGTATCAATAACTCTATTCTGTGCACTAATTAAATTTTGATCAACAAGGGTAAGTGTGCTATCACTGGTTCGATCTGCACCTGAACCGGATGCACAAACGCCAAAATTTGAGAATCCGGCCATTGAAGACGTAATGACTTCTTGTTGACTCGCGAGACTGAAGCCTGTGTCGACATTGGGGCGCAAGTTACCAATTGTTTCCCACCTACTAAGCGTTGCATTCCAGTAACACATCATAGGCTGGCCTATATCAGCTGCTGCATCGTACTCACCTACTCCGGCGGCTGTGGGGTTTGCGACTCCAATCGTAGTTTGCTTAGATGTGCTTAAATCATACTCAAATTTTGTTTTACTCAATAAACCAGAACTAAAGCCAGGGACCACCTGGGGTGAGGTAACAACTGAGAAAAAGCTATCAGGTTCAACTATCAATACATGGTCATCTTTAAAAGGTGTATTTTTTTGTTCATCAAAAGGTAAGTTTCTTGTGTCAGAAACATTTGATATCGATGAACCTGTCGTTATAATATCACCCGGAAAGTTGGGGTGTGCAATCGATCCGCTTCTATGAAATAAAGACGCTACATCATTTGTTTCATCTAGGTAAGGATACCTGACTTGTTGATCGCGCGAGATAATATCGACGTCTGACAATGCCCAGTGCGTCTTGTTATTATCTGATACTGTTGATTGTATAAAGCGAATATAAAAAGGTTCAACGTATCCAGCTGAACTAAAAACGTGCAAGTCGACTTTTACAGTAAGCATTGGTCGTTTTTGAGCCAAATTTTGAACCGGGCCGCCTTCATCACTAATCACAATATTAATGGGCTGATGTACTAACTCACCAGTGCTATTGACTAGATCAGACGATGCATTGTTTGAAATAAATTCTTTTATTATGGGTATGGTCTTCCAAGATCCAGATGTTCCAGTTGTACTAACTTGTACTGCAAGTGTGTCTGATAGAGAGCCTTGGTAGAGTCTTAAAGTTGAAAAGTCGCTGTCGTTACCCGTATTGTATGGACCTTGTAATACAGAAAAGACAAGTGTCGGTTTTGATACTTTTTCCTTTGTTCTTAACCAGCGCCCTTCTGCGTCTGGTATGCCGCCTAACATCAAGATACCTTTTTTCACTTCTGCTGGATCATCTGATGTAGTCCCAAAAGCTGATATTAATGCGCCTTCGTTTTCTCTTTGGAGTCTTACATCTTTACTTGATGTTAACCACCGTGTTGCATCAACTGACTTTGTCCTCTGTGTTTTTCTTTTCACGTTCAGTATATCAAAATTGTCAGTTATGCGAGTTCCGTATCTTACTGTGTGTTTATCGTTAAACGCAATGTTTTGTTTTATACCGGCTGTACCTGCCCGATGCATTCTGTGTATTGTGGGGTACCTTCCTGAACAGTTATCGTCATCACGTAACAATAGTCTTGTCGGATTATTTAAATATCCGGAATCATAATGAGTTGTTACTGATGCTACACCGTATAATGTTGCTGAATAAATAGCATTTATTTCAGACACAGTCAATACTTTATCGAGAAAGAAAGCAATTTCAGAAATGTTACCATCAAACTCGCTCGAGCCGTTGGCAATCGACCCTATAAGCAAAGTTGATACATCACCTCTAACTACAGGTGTTCCAGATCCACCTGTCGCGGCACTTTGATCAACACCATTAATATAAACTTTTAATCCTGCATGCGTCCCTTCTGTATGATCATAAACACACACTAGATGAGCAAATTTGTCATGAAAAGAAGCTGTTGAGACTGTACAAATTGCTTGAAAAAATTGTCCATTGGTTGTGTCCCGGACTACAAAAGTTAGGTTACCATTGTTTTCGTTAATTTTTACCTGAACTTCTTCATTTTTCGTTGAACTACCTAAAGAAAACAACCCACCTGTACTAAAACTTGAACTGGCATGATCACTGTTCCGCTGGAACCACAAACTTAAAGAAAAAGATCTGTTATTACCAGCTCCGTCTGTCGGTGATATCGGCGTTGGTGCACTAGAGTATGTAACTTTTCCATTTATATTATCGCTATCATCAAATTTTGCTGTGTTAAAAGTGTAATTTCCCCCTAAAGTTGTTGTGAAGAATGAAGTTGAAGCTCCACCTCCATTTTCATATTCAGTAGAAGAAATTGAACTGCTTTGATCTGATCGATCTGCTATTGTATTGGTAATATCTAGCCACAGTTTTAATTTGTCACTACTACTATAAGTGAATGATGATGCATTTCCAGCAAGATCTGCAGCAGTAAAATTTGATAACAACGAGTATTGACTTACAGCAATTGTATCTGGTTTTTTCTTTGGCATTACTTCTTTAATCCTCCGAAAGCAATTGAGTCTGTTCCAAGCTTATTGCTTTCACCAAATATTAACCCGCATGTCGAAGACTTAAAACGGGTACCTATCTCACCTATAGAATTTCTTGAACTTGATAGGAAATTATTCATATTTGATGTTGCGAATGTATAACTCCCGCTAAGATAATCAATATTCTCTTTAAAGGGTGCTAATGTGTATTTTGAACTGTCTACAAACCCCGGAAGTGGGAAAGCATTTGTGCTTAAAGACAAGTTGTCCCCCCTCTTCTTGTATGTTCCTGATCCGCTAGCATTATATCTTCCGGAAAAGATAGTTTCTTGAGCATCGTCAAATATTTCTCTACCCTCTACAGACTTACGTATAGCTACTCGATTAGATATTGCGACGCCTCCTTTTTGGACTTGTTCAATACCTCCACCAGCAAAACTTGATTTTACACCGAGCAACCTTACATCGCTTACTGAAAAAGTTGTAAAAGAATTTCTCACTTCAAAAACGTCAGCTGCACCATCATGTTTTGGCATGCCCGGATCCATGTAATGATCAAAATCTCTTCTGTCGTCATAAGCAAACGGGTAACCTGCTACTGATCCACTTATTACAGCTTCTGGCACTATTTTCGAAAAATCTAAAAAAGGTATGAATATATAATTTTCATCAACTGTCTTATAGTTTAAACCCATGCCAAAACTATTTAATTGCATGTTATGATTAATATATGTCGGACGATCTTGCTCAAAAAAGCCTTCCGGTGAAATTCTAATCATCGGCCGGAAAACTTGGGATGAAAAGTGTTTGTATAAACTTATGTTTTTACCAGTCCTGTAAAGATCTAGATGGCTCATGTCTATTTGCTCAGCTGGTTCTCCGTTTTCATAAACAGTAACATTACCGAGCCTGACACCCCCTACACCAGTATTTTCATACGATCTACTTATCGGTGTTGCCCTTGTAACTGTTACGCCTATTCTTTGCGTTGCTGCTGTTGTCGTGTTTACTGGCAAAGAAGACGTTATGTAGTTGTTTATTGACGTTGAAAAAGTCAATATCTCTCTTCTTCCAGAAGAAGGTTTATCTAAAAATAGCGGCGATAATCTTGTCATAATTCACCTAGTGTTTTTTTACTTTTGCTACAAACTGTGACAATAGAAGATTTCCTCTATTACCATCTCGTTGGATCGACTTCATATAAATTTCATCATATAAATATTTAAATCTATTTCTTTCTAAGACATGTGATTCATAAATAAAATTCACACCTAAGAAATTTGTGGTTCTTGGAACTATAGAATACAACACTTCTTCAAAAGCATTATCAACCCACTTGAATAACTCTCTGTACTTTTGCAAATTCAAGACGTCTAAAACATTATTAAAATATACGTCTCTTAAGTGACGTATTTCTGGATATGTTTCTCCAAAAATTAAATTTGGATTTCCAAAAGCATTTTCTAGTTTGTCGAAGTCATCAAACATTCGAAGCATATTATCATTCAAACCTTTCATGACGGACATGTCAACAGACAAACGATTGTCATCTGTTGCTTCTTCACTAGGTAGTATTTCATGAACTGGTGCTATTGTACTAAAGTGTCCGTCTTCAATGTTTTCAGCATCTTGGAAAGATCTAATCCTTACTTTGTCCCGCGTATAGTTCAAGTCAAACTTATCCGATAATACTTCAAAGTTTACCCTCAAATTCTTAAACACATCTTTACTTGCTTCGAAGTTAGTACCGTTAAAATGAAAATTGTTTTGTGAAAAATCGAATAAACGAATGCTTCCTGCTGCGTCTGTACCCGTCGTAAATTGTTTTGAGTCTGTATTTAATATTAATCTTTCATATGATCCCGTGGATGCATTTGTAAAATTGTAATTTATCGAGGGATCTGTTACACCAAAACTGTCGTAATTTTTAGATCGATTTCTAAACTCTTTCAATGTTGTGTTTTTAGAGAAAAATCTTAAATTTGTTAACATACCGTGAAAATCAGTTACTTTTGCGTCTGCTGTTGTACTAGAACCATTTATAAATAAATTACCAGAACCTGGGTTTTGGAATGATTGGCTACCAATTACTAAAAAACTACCCGATGTGTTGTAAGCACTGATATTTTTAAAAACGCTATCACTGTGTTCATCAAATATTGATGCAGTGTGATATTGTGATATTATATCACCATTTAATTGTTTTGCTGCCCTTAAAAAATAAGAGCTAGTTCCCACCGTATTTAGATCATGCGTATTTTCTTTACCAAAAGAAACATACCAAGTGTCACTATCAAAAATATTAACACCTGTCAAAAACAATTCTCGTGTTGTTAAATCTGTCGGACTGTCTTTAAAGTACAATCTTAAATAATCATTCGAAGCAATTAGGTTTGTGACGACTGATTCAGTACTACTTGGATTTGATGTACCTGTTGTGTGAAGCCTTATTAGACTTTGGTTATTCCTGTAACCGCCTGGGAAATTATAGAATGCTTCAAATGTAAAACTACCGGAAGTAAGTAAACCGTCTGAAGTGTTGTTACTAACACCATGCACGTTTATATCGTCTTTATTGACAAAAGCACCGCGTGGCGTAGGCCGGCCGACTTGCGTTCTAGAACCTGATAGAAATGTTGTTTTAATTTTAGGTATCTCTATGTTTGTTGGATAACCTTGCGGAGTATTTGAAGTGGTTACTTTTCCAATTGATCCGCTAAATGTGAGAAACTTAAAAACGTCCCGCTTTAATTCTTTTGATGCACTTAAGCTTTTTACTTTCGAACCGCCGTATTCTCTAATTGTTAAAATATTGTCAGGTTCTATACCTGAAGATCTGAACACGCTCTTGATCGATCTAATTGTACCGCGACTTAAGTTAACTCTTGGTGCTTCACTAATAATTCTTCGCCAAATTAAATTTTGGAGTTCAATTAGCGACTTAGTTGATTTTCTGGCATCACTTCTTAAATTAATACCTTCGAAAATTTGTTTTGTCTGGCCATAAGAGAACAAACTTGGTAGTGTGACGTTTAAAAGTTGTGCTTTTTCTTGTAACAAAGGGTCAGGCGTTGTGTCGTAATCGTTATAACTAGTGTGTCTAAAACTCGTAATACCATCAATTAGCAACTTGAGCTCATCAAAGTACTTACTGTAACTAAGCAAGAGTTTGATTAAAAGTTGTGTTTCTGGAATTTCAGAAATATTCTTACCAGGTTGGTTAGAACTGAAAGTGCTAAAATTATTTTGGAGTCTGTCCATTTCTTCTTCGTAGTCTCTAAATTGCGTCCCATCCTGGAAGTAGTGTTTCGGCACTAGGTTAATTATTAAGTTTGGATTGTAATCGTCATATAGAGATGCGGTTGTTAGTAAGCGCGTATTAAGCGTCGTTACTTTTGGAAATGCTGGGAAAAGTACCGGGTTTCGATTAATGTCTTCGGAACTCAAAGGAACATCTGAGCCAGTCAATCTATTACTCACAGAAAAATTTGTAACGTAAGAATGAAGAGAATTACCGGAAGAATCTAGCGCTAGATTATTTCCGGCGTACACACCGTAAGGTTCATTAAACTTAAAGTACAGCTTTAGTGTATCATCAGCATCATTTCTATAAAAAGACTGACGCTTTCTTTGTTTTACTTCCTTAACGGGATCCACAGAATGAAAATATTTTAAATCATCGATCGATCCCGAAAAAGTTTGGCGATTAGTAAAAACTGTGTTGCCAACTCTTGCATCTTGCCCGGTGGCAATTGTTAAATTTGAACCGTTGTAATTTAACAATCCAAAGTCTGTCTGTTGACTTGATGAATGAATATTATCGTTGATTAAGAGTTTGAGCCTCTGGTCATTTACTAAATCATACATTGCATATATGTGAGAAAATGTGCCTTTACTAACTGAACCACTAACTACAGAAAAATTGGATCCGGAATTAATAAAGAAATGAATATCACATTTAGTAGTACTATTACTTTCTGACAGTGCTATTGTTAAATTATTAGCTAGGCTGTTACGTTTTTGGAATATTACTTGATTGTCGTTTACTTGGGTGGGTATTTTAATAAAGAAGTCTACTGAACACGGATTATCTTTCGGATCTAGTACGGGTTGACCGTCTTTAAGATCAGATATTGAGCCAACAGTAAAACCTTTTTTATCAACAACACTTATTTGTGTACCGTTTGTTGTTGCTTCCCCGACCTGTGTACCTGAGAAGTTTAGATAACCCACATTTTTTGGAAATATGTCTAAGATGTACTTTTCATACCCTGTTAAGTCATCTTCAAATTTTTCAATTCTCTTTCTGCTTTTTTCAAAAGGGTAAAAATTAACCAGACGATCGAATGACTCGTTTACTTTTGCAACGGCTGAGTGGAAAAACGTGTGATTCTCAAATTTTTCCCAATCAATTCTTAGCTGTTGTGTAGAAACTATTCCTTTTTTATCACCGTACCTAAAAGATGAACTACTTTCTAAGTTAGTATTAAAAAAGTTTTCAGAGAGCTTCACATCACCGCTTGATGGTGTCTGCAAAAAACCCGCTGATTTATTTGTTGTTCTAAAAATCTTTGGCTTAAACAACCTACCGGTTTGCCTTTCAAATAAACTTTTTCTAGACATTATACAACCTTAAATTTTGATGCTGCGTCCTTAACAACCGTATCTCGACCGTTGCGCCTTATTAAGAAATCAAAAGCATAAGTTCTCCCCTTAGGGAGTGAATCTGTATAAAAGTCAAAAAACATTCCGTCTTCATCTGTTGATAGCTTTGTTGAATTATTGACTTTGTCAAAGTCAATAATTATTTTACCATCAACTACATCTCTTACACGATAATACATTTCAGAAAATATTTGGCTTTTCTTTTCGTATGGTGTTCTAACAGCAACAATTGGCCTATCACGATTTTCTGCAAAAACACGAACGTTAACTAGTTCACCGGGGCGATACTCGTCATTGACATTCAGTACTGTTACAAGTAAATTATTTTGATTCTGTAAATTAGCTGTTGATCGGTTTTCTCGTGTTACTTTTAACGAAGAGGACAAATATGTAACTGTTTCATCACTGCTACTCCACACTTCATTAAATACAATTGATCCCGTTAAATTTGCTTGCTGGTAAAGTAAGCTTTCAAAACTAGAGACAGAAAAAGATGAACTATACACGCCGGTTTGAGCATGTCTTCCGACTAAAGCTTGTGAAACATTATAAGTTTTCTTAAAAGATCCACTCTCAAGCTTTAGAATCATACAGTTCGCGCCTGATACCTGTGTCCCAGCAGTTCCCGATACTATATTTGCAAGATTACCGTAGTGATAATTTCTTAAATATAACGAGGAAGTAACATTAAAAATAAAGTCTGAATGGCGATCTGTTGTCGTATCATCAAACTTTAAAATTAACTTTGGCCTTAATGCAGCTACTTGCACTTCTCTAGAAGCAAATCTTTTTACAAAATAACTCTTGTCATTTTTTTCAAAACTGCCGGAGAAGCCTATTAAAAATCCCCTATCAGGTATTTGCCCTGATACAGTACCTGAGACAATTGTCGTTACATCTATTAGTAAATCTTCTTCTCCTGTTTCAAACTGGAAAGTTGGAGATAAAGAAACTGTTGATGTACCTGTCGGTCCTGCTAGTGAACCACTAGAATAAACGTCAACTCCGGAGTCGCTAAGGGATCCTGAAGCCATGGCACCTGCTAGATTCCATGTAACTGGGGCGCCGTTAACGATCGATGCAGTTATATAATTAGCACTAGTCAGATCAGAAAATTTGGCGATATCAAAACCTTGTCCTTCATCAAAGTTTTGAGCAAGTGGAAAAAGAATTGCTGTAAAGTTTGAAGGCGTTGTTTGACCACCATACACATCGTGGAGTTTAACCTGACATTGAAAAGAACTGTGATTAATATCAATTTTCTTTTGGTTATCGAGTGCTGCTATATCAGCAATAGGAAATTTAATTAACAGTCTCGTTAACTCGATCGATCCGGTTGCACCATTCAAAGTGTTTTCATTAAACAGCTTGAACATGTCTAACGTTCCAGCATTACCAACGTTTGCATCTGTCGCTCTGAAACTTTTATTGATAATTTTATTTGTGATGTAAGTGTCTTTAGACGCTGTTAATATTCTATACATTATATGACTCTTCCGATAATATCATCGTCAGGATATTTTAATTCAAATATTCCACCGGTTGGCGGAAATATAAATCCTCGATCTAAGTTCTGTTGTGCATTATAGTCAAAGTCACTATAAGCATTTCCGTCTACTATACCACTTTTTCCAACTATGTTAAGAGATATTCTTGAAACAACACCCGGAACATTAAGAATAAGGTTTTCAACCTCTCCATATATAATAGGTTTATTTATTTGAAAATTCTTCAGATCAAAATAAGACTTAAGTTTTGAATTGATACTATTTATTACGGTTTCTTGACGGTATCCCTTTTCTACAGTCACAGAATAATTAATCCCTATGTTTATCACAGATGCATCAAGAATGTCAATAGCATCAGAAACTAGTCTAAAGTAATTTAAATATTTTGCTAAGTTTTGTTTTAGTGTGTCAGATGAATTTGTCAATCTTTTTCTAGCATCTCGAGATATAACATGTAATTCTGCACCTCTAGGGTTCCTAGGGTTGTCAGATACTGAGACTCTATAAACTCGACCAAACTGTGAAGGCATTGAATATACTCGAGCAATCAGATCTTCTCTAGTAACAATTCTGTTCTGAGCACTTCTATTAAATATCGCTATGTTTCTGAGTTCTTCAAGTGTAGGCTCGTCCTCACCACCGGATGCTGATTTGGAGTTAAAAACAAGCAAAGACGCTCTAACTGCAGCTTCGTCTGAAGCAGTTGTACTCGTTTTAAAACTCGTTATGAGCGTATCGACTGAATTAATCTCACCTGCGGAAACATTGTCACCTAAGCCGCCGCCACATCTATAATTAACTGTTAAAGTTGTGTTTCTAGGTGAAATACCAAGTGTTTGTGTGTCTAAGAAGCTATTTGGATCAATTGTTACAGTTGTGAAAGTCTTTCTATCTCCAAACAAACGGATTGCATGCTCACTAGGATCAGGAATAATGTCTTCATCAAAGCTAGCTTCATTTCCTGAGCCGAAGCGCAAAGTAGTTTTACCGGTATTTACACTTCTTGTCGCGACAAATCTCTTGGGGGCATGTAAAAGCTCGAGTCTGGAAGGTACGTCTGAGGAATCGTATCTATGATTATCAAGTGCCTTAAATACAGTGTCTTGGGATAGGGAATCAACTTCGTAATAATTGTCACCTAAGCTATCCACAACGGAAATAATCTCATTAACGTTGTCCTCGTTCAGTGTAATTGTCCTAAACGGAACATTATTATCTTCAATTGAAATGTTCTCTGTTTTAATTTGGGCGCTTGACACCAAACCTTTTCGAGTAAGTAAAAAATTTATAATTGCTGTTCCGGAAGTATTACCGATTGCCTGGTCTGCAACTAGATTATTTAAATTGTCTGTGTCTTTAAAATCCACATCATCAAGTAAATAAAATTTACTGCCATTAGGCGTTGAGAACACGGAATTTTTTCTTATGTTTGGTAAAGTACTTGGGTCTGGAACATATATTCCTGTTGCATCGACTATAGCAGGTACAACTATTTCTATATCTATTTCTGAATAGGCTGGTGCTGCAGCAGGTATTTTAATACCTGATTCTCTAATTAGTCTTTCTAAATTATCATTTTCAACAGCAGTCTCAATGTTATTTTCATTAAACTGGTGATCCATGTAGTAAGTTAAAACGTCACCAACATAAGCGCCTAAGTCTAAAAACATCCCACCTAAACTAGCGTCAGAAAAATCAACGGCGTTGTCACTAAAGTGAGTAAGCATATATCTTCTTAGATCATTCCTTAAAGATTTAAAATCTTTACTTGTGTACGAAACTTCTTTTTGTTTTTGGACTTCTTTTTTAATGTTTCTAGCCATTTAATTAACCCCCTACAACTAAATCAACTTCTAAACCTAGCTTTCTAGATTTAAACCTTGGCACTGTATAACTAATCCTCAATCTTACTTTTGTCAAACCTACACGATTTAAATCGTTCTTTTCGTTTTCATCAACAAAAGTTGCTGCAATATCATCAATGCTTATACTAGGGATAAATCGATTTGTTGCGTCGACGATTGCATTACTGACAATATTGACAAAGTCAGGCGAAGTGCTATATTCGTAAAGTATTGAATTTAAATTAGCCCCGTAATCAAACATACCTAGTCTTTCACCGTGATTTGTTAGGATTAGATTTCTAAAATTGTCACTAAGCTGCTTAACAGGATCAACGTGCATTTTAAATATGTCATCACCTGACTCAAGAGGTGTTCTTAACCCTATGGGCCGTGCAACAGTCTTTTTTGCGACAAATCTTCTGTCATCCCTACGAAACCCACTACTCTTAAATTTAAACTGTGAATGTCCCATAATAGCCTCTTTTATCTATAAGTATCATTAGATATATATTCTTTTGTTTAAATTTGTTGTCATGTTAATTTTAAAAGGTTCATGCTTACTCAGCAAAGAAGTATTTTGTGGCTAATGCTTCTATTACAGCCTCTACTAGACCAGATTCAAGTATTAAGCCAACAGGCACTGCAGCGGCTCCTAGAGGCAACAGCATATTAGCTTTCGCCTGTGGTAGCGAGTTGGTGTATAGTTCTAGAAATTGTTGGATAGGCTTGACTGATAAAACCGCGCCGCCTTCTCCTCCTACACTGATTGCTTGAATGCCTCCTTCCTGTGTGGCGAATATTGTAGTTACTTTAGGATTAGTGTTGGGTTCACCTGCTGTGAGGGTTATGTTTTCACTACCATCTATTGTTATGAACTTACCATCAACTGTAACATCATTATTAGCTATTGTTATCTGTGTCGCTGACCCACCGCTCTGGGAAATTTCTATTCTGTCCTTACCTTGTAATCTTGTTGTTCCACCTACACCTAAACTTAAAAATTGTTGGCCGTCATCTTTTGACGCTTTTGCAACAATATTACCTGCAGGATCTAGATCGATAAAAGATTGTCCAGACTTTGATACTAGTCTGGCGTCAGATAGTCCTATCATCCTGTTATGCTGGGCGTAAGATACAATGCTTGGCCCTTGGTATGCGCTTAAAACATCAAAACTTGAACCAAAAATATTGTCAATTGCACAGTCTCTAGACATGTAAAGTCTCGCGCCCACATCAGTTGCATCATCTACAAAGTCATTCAATTCTTTAGAATACATTTCTTTTCTTTTTTCAATATCCTTTGTCATGATATCAGCAACCTTGTTGTTTTCAACATAATCGTGATACTGCGCTTGTGTTGTATTAGGGTGTGCTTTGAGTTTAGAGTTATTATCGTTGAAAGAGAGCGTCGTTAATCCTCCGGGGAGGTTTGCGAGCGCGTCTACAGACGACTTTTTTCTAGAAACAAAAATATCAATAGCAGAAGAATTAGGTGTTCGATTGGGTGGTGCAGGGTTTTCTTTACCTGTATAGAAGATTGACGCCTTGTTTGTCAAGTCAGTGAATTTTTCTGTGGTTATATGCATTCCTGCATTGTTTGAACCTTGAATTAAAACATCACCACATTTTTTCGATAATCTAGGCACTGGCTCACCAGTAAATTCTGCATCATGAGAGTAAGATCTTCTAAGCAACTCGGACATAACGAGTGGAAGGTTACTCCTTTTACCTATAGTGCTATTATTAATGCTAGCATTTCCTTCGTTTGAAAAAACTTCTGCAGGATCTACACCAATATTTCCTTTTGAATTGTTAGCATTGTTTAGTAAACTTGTGACTGCAGGAGTTCTTTCAAGATTAGTATAGTTTAAATCGTCAAGCTGTAAATGTCCTACTTTTCGACATACCCAGTAGTAGTAAGAGACATTGCCAATTTTTTCTTCAAGTAACCATACATACTCTCCCGTCTTTAAAGGAAGTGATAAGTGACCGGGAAAAAAAGGATAACAAACAGCTATCTTTGGATTATCTTTTATTTCATAACCGTCAACAATATAAGCAAATATTGAATTGATGGGCATTGTATCTATTAAGTCTTTATGCCCTACACGGAAAGTAGTTGATGGGTTGTCAGGTGATCTACCATTTACTTTTGGTAAATTTTCACTTCTTATGCGCCCGGATAAAACATCTTTTAGAAGAAAGTCAGAAGTCTTGTATTTTCTATTAAGATACTCGTAAGGATTCGATATCACGTCAGAGACAATTCCAGTCATGAAATTATAACCTGGAAGTTTTTCGTATTGGTAGTCTTCATTTTGCGTTGTTTTACTACCCGCTCTTTCTCCTAAGCTACTTTTTGCAAAACGAGGGTCAATCATTATCAGTCTCCTATAGACTTAAATATATCATCAGGTGAAACTGTACTTTCCTTTTCTTGCTCTTTTGCCAATAGTTCTGCCAGTTTTATTATTTGATCATTACTCTTTGACATTCTTTCTAAATACTTTGTTGCTAAGGATCCGTGCATAGAATGATTTCCTGAATTTCCCGGTATTGTCACCAGAAGATCATTTAATAAAATTGATGCACTTTCTCTATCTTCGATTGCATTCTGGTATGATTCTTTCCATAGTAATTTCTTTTTATCTTCAGTATTTTCTAAACTATTCAACAAATCTGAGAATTCTTTTATTTTATCTTCTTTTTTTTGTTTTCCCATTACATTCCCATTCTAAACATTGACTTGTATTCATCGTTACTTTTAACTATCTCTCTAAAATGTTTTCTCACACTAGACATTGCAACAGAGAGTTGCTTAGGGTTTAAACCTGATATTTCTCTCAAATACACAAAAATAGCTCTTTTATTTAAAAGCTCTAGATCATCGATGTTCGTAAATAGTTTTGTTACTGCTCTAACACATAACTTCTCGTTTTCATTTTTAATGCGCCCTTCAATAATACCTAGTACCTGGAACATTCTTTCTCGATCTTCTTTCTGTATCATAATAGATTCAGGTGAAGGTACAATACTATAAACTTCGATGCTTCTTTTGTCTCTCACACTTAAGTTAGAGTAGTTGTCAAAGCTAACACTCCTTCTATCGTTTTTGTTTTTCTTATTAGTTTGGATAATTAAGAAGTTTTTTGCGCAAACGTTAAAGTAAGAAAAAGCTTTAGAACCTCTTTCTGGATCAAATTTTTCTAATGTTTCATATAAAAACGTGACACAATCAAACTTTAAAGTTTGGAATGTTACTGGATCTCTTGCAAAACCGTGAATAAAAATTAAGTTTTCAACTAATTTCTGGAATGAGTGTCTTATCTTTTTTTCATAGATAGAATGCCTTTCATTCCTGCACTGGGATGCTTGGTACTCAATAATTGCATCGTGTGCTTCTCTACCGAAATATAATTTTTTCTTAGTAGACTTAGATCCTCTTTTAACTGTTTTCTTTTTCAGTATCGCCACTTTTAGTCCCTATTTTTCTTGTGAGCTTATTAGCTACTATGAGTATTGCTCTGTGACATTGCCTTATGTCATCGACAACCTGGCGTATCTCCATAGAATCAAAAAATACTGGTTTTTCCAGCACTTCATTCATTTTACCGTATCTCTCGTCTAAGATATCTAGTGACTCCTCTACCGCGTCTTCGATATCTATTATAACAATCGAAAATTGATAGAGTTTCCAGCAAAGAAAAATTGACAAAGAAAGTAACAAACAACACAATCCAATAAGTATTAGTTCAAAGCTCATTTTTCTGAATACCTTTCAAATAATTCATCGTATTTTTCTTTAATGACTTTGCTGTTAAAATTTATTCTCACATCTTTTGCCATTTTTCTTGCTTTAGCCTTTTTTTCACTATAATTTTCATAAACTTTTCTAATTTCTCTTTTAAAACTATTCTCAGAAGGCTCTGCCCAACGAAAACCTTTTTCAAATATCCTACCGTCAACCCTATTCGGAGTTAATTCAACTAGATTATAGTCAACAGCACCGAAATACTCTCTATTTAGAAATTCTAAATGGCCTGACCAATTTGTAGCTACAATTGGTAATCCTGCAACTGCTGCTTCTATCAAAGGTAAACCATATCCTTCACCTCTCGTTGCTGATACATACAATTTAATTTTGTGATGATTATAGAGTGCAGCTATTTCTTTTGATGCCATGTTTCCGTGAAGCAACTTTAATTTTGGAAATTCGCTAGAACCTAACTGTCTTTTTAGATTACCTAAATATTCTTTACAAAGTTTTCTGTCTGACGTTGTTCCTTTACCGAAGTTAGTTTTTAAAACAATTGAAACGTCTTCTTGCCCCTGGAACTCTTCAGTAACCCATTTTATTGTGTTAACAAGATTTTTTCTGTCGTCTTGGGGATTTTGACTGGTTAGTGTTCCTATCATGAGAATTGCAAAATCTTCATTGATATTATCATATCTTTCGTCGTTTAAAACTTTTGATACTTCACTTTTATTAATGATGTTATTATTGTACCACTCAGGTATTACTGATATGGGCTTTGTAAATATTCCTGATCTTTTCAAGACATTTTTAGTAAATGTGGAAGGTACAACAATGTGGGTCATCTTATTGCATTTGTCAACCCACGCCTTTGAACATCTGTCTGTTTCAACGAGTGCTGTCACACCTATTGCTACTTTACCTATACTTTCATCCCACTCATCAGGAAGTTGAACTTGTATTGATATGTCTATCTCTGTTTTATCAAAAGGTCTAGAACAATCCATGATTTTACCTACTAGCCCATCTTCTGATGATCTTTCAATCAACCATGAAGTCCTACCCCATTGGAGACACTCAACGTACAAGTCCACATCCTTACGTTTGCTAAGCCACTCAAATATTTGTCTTGAGTGTACGCCATAACCACTATTAGTCAACAGTGGAGCTCTCAAAAGTACTTTTTTCATAATTATATTTCCTCAATATTCCAGTTTTTTCTATGTTTAAAATTATCTATTGTCTTAATCATAGTTTCGTGCCAGTCATCTATAGTTTTTTGATATCCAAACTCAGCGTTTGCATAATTTTTAACTTTTCTTGATAGTTCTTTTCTTTGTTTTTCGTTCATTTTAAATAGCTTCATCATTGCATTAGCAAAATTTTCATTATTTACATAATCTTCATAAATAAAAGGCACAGCTTGACTGCCTACAAGTGTTTTAAAATCAACATCCAATGCGACACCATTATGTGTACCATCATTATGATCAACAACTTGACGCGTAAGCCCACCTGTCTTAGGTGCGATTATTGGTGTCCCTGTCAACATCGACTCTAGAGTTGACAAACCGAACCCTTCAGCATATGAAGTATTAATGCAAAAATCAGATATGTTATATAGAATATTCATTTTTTCAAATTCAATTCGTTCCCTAGAAAAGAAAACATTTTCTTGGATACCAAGCATTTCCGTAACTTTAAACAAATTCGGACCTTCATTATCAGTGGGTTCAGTGTGCATAATTAAAGTTGCTTTACGATGCCCATATTCAGACTCTAAGTTTTCTAGAAACTTTGCCCAAGATGCAAGTAAGTCAGAGGGTCGCTTTCTTTTTGCATTACGATTAACCCAGATTCCTACAAAGTGATCTTTCCTGTCGTTCCCAAGAAGACTAGTTTTGTGTGACAACATTTCCTTACTACTTAATTGCTGGAAGAGGTTATCGGGCAAAGCATGGGGAATGAAATTAGTCTTTTCTGGATACACATCTTTTAGCATCTCATACGTCATATAACTGTGACAATTAATCATATCTGTTGCTTCATAAAAAGAATTATTAAATACTGGATACGGGTAATTATCCCATACATGCCACCAAACAATCGGGCAAACTTGGTGCACTTCATCTTCCATATCAAAAAGCCAAGTAAAAAATCTAGGGTCAGTAAAGATAAATAATAAGTCAGGTTTTTCTGTTGCTAGTGCAACCCGAATCAAGTCCGGACTTCCAAAACCGTCAATAGGTTTAATTACGAAATCGTCGTTGACGACTACTGTTCTATAGTCTTGATGTTTCAAAGCTGCCCCAAATTGTCTAAATGACCAACAGTTTTTCTTCAACAACCCTTCAATTAAATGCCTTGTTTGCGTACCTACACCACTAGTAGATAAAGCGTGATCTGAAAGCACTAAAACTTTAAATTTACCATTTTCTGCCATTTATTCACCTTATAATGTTCATTATTCTATAAAAAGAATAGCTATTTTGTTTATTATTTTATACATTATTGTTAGCGTGTAAACAAAATTATGTACAGTGTTCTGTCTGATAGAACTGGCAAAATTTACAGCTATTTCTATTTTTTAAATACATTCCTTTCTCAACAGAACTTATCATACTCCGCATAAGCTTTACACCCTTTGCATATGTTTTAGGACCGACAGAAACTTTTACTAGCTCACAAACTTTTCCTTTTTTACCACCTCGTTTTAACAAAACAAAACCACATCTAACATCTTTAAGATCGATATTATGCTTTTTGGCCCAAAAGTGTTTATATAAAATTAATTGTGCTGTCATTCCTAGATCTTGTTTTTTATCTCTTCTCCAACCCCAAGCACCCGCAGTTTTCCAGTCAATGATCCAATATTCGTGACCATTGCCTCGTTTTTTCGGAACCTTAAGTACACCATCGATAAAACCTTTGAAACTTAGAGGGTTTTTGATATCATCAATGACTTCGTAAAGTTGTTCTTCAGCTTCAAAACATTCCCACCCAGGAAGTTCTTTATCCAGAAAACTTAGAACCTCATCCCACATATTGTTTGCCCAAGATTCCCAAACTTCTACTGGTTCGTGTTTATACCACCCAGGTTGTTTAGAATACCACTCTGGATTCTCGTATCCAGCATTCTGCCACTCTTCTTTCATCACCCCTATTATCTTATCACGGTCGACACTACGTGACTCTAGAAGTGTCTCACAGCCTTCATGAACGGCTGTTCCAAAATGTAAGTAAGGTGATGGTTTAAATGTGTCAATTTTATCAATATAGACTAGCTTATGTCGATAAGGGCACTCTTTCCATTGCTTGACTTCAGAAAAAGATATGTGGGGTTTTCCAGTAGGAAACACAGTTTGATTGCTCATTTTTCACCATTTGTTAGAGGTATATTATATAATACTTAAAATGTAGTGTTTTTACACTAGTATCGATAATCGTCTGTCTTATAAGGCCCTAGCTTGTTAACGCCGATGTAAGCAGATTGTTTACTAGTGAGTGTTGTTAATCTTACGCCTAAGTGAACTAAGTGTAGTCGAGCTACTTCTTCGTCCAACTCTTTTGGAAGGACATAGAGTTTATTGTCATAATTTGCGTTATTTTGCCATAATTCAATCTGGGCGATTACTTGATTTGTAAACGAACAAGACATTACAAAACTTGGATGACCTGTTGCGCAACCTAAATTAACTAGTCTGCCCTGTGCTAATAAAATGACGCTTTTTTCCCTATGACCAAACTGTCTGGTATCTTTTACGCGATAAACGTCAACTAAGGGTTTAATATTTGTGTGATTTATAGAATTTTTAATCAACCAGCTAACATCAATTTCATTATCAAAATGGCCAATATTACATACAATTGCATTATCTTTCATCCACCCAAAATGTTTACCATTTACTACGTCACAGTTTCCTGTTGCAGTTACAATTATATCACCTTCACAAACTGCTTCATCAATATGCATTACTTCAAAGCCGTCCATTGCAGCTTGGAGTGCACAAATAGGGTCGATTTCTGTCACAATTACACGACACCCAGCTGATGCTAGTGACGCTGCTGAGCCTTTTCCTACGTCACCGTAACCTGCGACTACGGCAACTTTACCCGCCATCATGATGTCTGTTGCTCTACGAATTGCATCAACACAAGATTCTTTGCACCCGTATTTATTGTCAAATTTTGACTTAGTTACTGAATCATTTACGTTGAAGACTGGCGCCAACAACATTCCCTCTTTTTCATAAAAATTTAGTTTTGTTACACCCGTTGTTGTTTCTTCGGAAATACCTTTGATGTACTTTTTAGTTTCATTCGGGTAATTTTTCATAACATGTTCAGTTAAATCACCTCCATCGTCTAAGATCATGTTAGGCCAAAATCCATTTTCGTCTTTAGTGACAAACTCTAAACCTTGCTTATAATCCTTTTCGGACATTCCTTTCCATGCAAAAACTGGTATTTTTTGTTCAGCAATATAAGCAGCAGCATGATCTTGGGTGGAGTAAATATTGCAAGTCATCCATCTTATTTCAGCACCTAATTCTACTAGAGTATCTATTAAGACAGCTGTCTGGATTGTCATGTGTAAACAACCGGCTATTCTTGCGCCCTTAAGCGGTTTATGTTTGCTGTGTTTTTTACGCAACTCTATCAATCCCGGCATTTCTGATTCTGCTAAGGAGACTTCTTTCCTACCCCAATCAGCTAAAACAATGTCAGCTATCTTGTAATCTTTCATATTCTTCCTCTAAATTAGCAATGTCATTCATTAATACTGAGTACTGTCGTATATTTCCGTTTCTTTGAAACGATATGGCTTGTGTGTACTTTTTATTTATCGTTTTTTTTAATTTTGTTTTCTTGTCTCCGAAAATAAATTCAATCATTTTTTTAAACATATATTAACCTTTGTTTTGCGCGAGCATCTGCTCCATTATCTTTTTCTTTAAGTCTGTTAGAGAATATTCATGATCTCTTTTATGAAAATACACAGACTTATTAAGTTCTTTTTCTAAATATTTCCCCGTATAATCAATATTTTTATAGTCTGTACCTATTATTCTGACGTCCCAATCAGCTGTTACTAACAAATTTAAGAGCTCTTCTTCTGTGTTGTAGTGGACAACGTCGTCTACGTAACTTAGAGATCTAAGAATATATTCTCTTTCTTCAACTGTCTGAACGGGTTTGCATTTATAAGGTCTTTCTATTGTCGGATCTCCTTGTAATGCTACAATCAAAACATTGCATGCATTTTTTTTAGCATCTTCAAATAACTTTACATACCCAGGGTGGATCACATCAAAGTTTCCTGCAACTAAACCTATCTTCATAGAAGAATGTGCAATTGATTGTCCGTCTTGTTTAGTAGGCATTTATCTTATCCTTCAATTTGTGTTTAGGTAACCAGCCTAAATCATTTATCGTATCTTCAATATCAGCAAGTGTTTCTTGAACTTCGGCAGGACGTGAAGGAATCACATCTCTTTTACCACCAATCATCTCTGCTATTTCAATCATTGAATAATTTTTTCCTGTTCCAACATTATAGATGTTAAATGGTATGTCAACAGTTGATGCATTCATTGCGAGGATATTTGCTTCCACAACATCTTCGATATATGTAAAATCTCTTCTTTGTGTTCCAGGTGCAACTATAGTCATAAATTCATTACGCTTACTTTGACGCTTAAATAATCCAATTACCGGTGCGTATTCTCCCTTAATTGGTTCTCTTGGTCCATATACGTTAAAGTATCTAAGTGTAATACTTGGTAGTCCGTAGAGTTGATTATATAGTTTGCATACTTGTTCGCCCATCCACTTTGACATTGAATATGGGTTCAGGCAGTCGGCGGGCATATTTGGCGCAAACGGTATTTGATTCTGGTGACCGTACAGTGAGGAAGTACCTGAATATATTACGCGCTTTACAGAGTTATCTCTTGACCATTCTAGGACCCTCTGTGTACCTACAACATTAACCTCAAAACATTGATTGGGCGAGCCAATAGTGGGTTGGATGCGACTACGTGCAGCAAGGTGAAAAACATGGTCGACGTTATTAAAAATGTGGCTGCAGTTATCTTTCGATATATCTTCTTGATAATAAGTTGCTTGATCATTATAATAAAACATCTCGTTTTCACTTGCTGATAAATCGTCAATAACACGTACTTCGTGACCTAAAGATATCAACCTGTCAACAATGTGACTACCAATAAAGCCACACCCACCTGTTACTAAACTAACATTCATTTTTTACTTACTGCGCCGGGAATGTCATACCAATCCAGATCTTTCCTGACTTGTTTGTTCTTTTCCCATGCACCTTTCATTACATCAGGTGAAACCCCAAGTTCTTCAGCTCTTTTTATCATTGCGTTCAGATCTTTAGGAAAGCATTTGCCCCCAAAACCAAAATCGCCGTCATGTCCAGGAACATCAATATGAGAATTGCCAATTCGTCCATCTGTTATAAACCCCTCTAATGCTGCACTCCAGTCACCATTAATAGCTTCACAAACCTGGTACATCTCATTCATAAATGAGACTTTTGTTGCGAAAAAGCAATTGCACATATACTTGATCAACTGTGCTGTTCCAAAGTCTGTTTTTATAACAGGTGTATATGGAAACCTCAGTCGATATAATTTTTCAACAGTATCATTTGCTAAAGGATTGTTACTACCTAACACAATCCTCGAAGTATTGATAAAGTCTAGTCGAGCCTTTCTTTCTGTTAAAAATTCTGGGTTGAATACAAATTTCATTTCTGGATACTTATTTGCTAAGCCCTCTGTTGTGCCGGGAACAACGGTTGATTTAATCACAACAACTTTTTTATTAATACTCGAATATTGTGAAAGTTCTTCAGTAACTGACTCCACAATTGATAAGTCACATTCTCCTGATTCAAACATTGGTGTTGGGACACAAACAAATATAACGTCTGCGTTACTGACTAAGTCTTTCATGGAATGGGTCGATCGTTTTGGATCTTTGTCATATATCATTATGTCATCTACGTGCAATATAAATCCATGCATAATCGCAGATCCTACAAAACCATTGCCTATTATTCCTATTTTCATTCTTACTCCTTTGGTGGTAAACTTCTTAAATAAGAATTACCCATTCTTTTCTTTTCTTTTGATATTGATGGACAGTGATTTCCTGTTTTGTGTATCAAGTCGTATAGTAGCATAAGACAAAGAACTTCAACTGTGTGGAAGTACTCGCAATCTAGTATTACTTCATCAATACTTTCTTTAAGTATTGTAGATTTTTGGCCACTGACCATGTGTGTCATATATCCTTTTTCTTCTGCCCAATGTAAAGACCCAATAATGTTCGATGAATTACCCGAGCATGATAACCCCAATATTAGACTTTCCTCTTTTTCGTCAACCATAGCAATGGTATCTAACCATCGAATAAATACTTTACCAAATCCGTGATCATTAGAATTAGAAGTGATATATCCTACGCTGTCAAAAGAATAAAATGCCTTATTATCAATCAATCTAGACATGTCTGTTGCCATATGACTTGCAACGAAATGCAGCCCACCATTACCAATTATGTAAATTCTTTTGGCTTTAATTATTTTCTGGACTAAATTTTCATAATCTTTTCCATCAACTGCTAATTTAAATTTATTTTCAATGTTTTCAAAATTAGTTACCACGATATCCTCCGTTTATAAATTTTCAATATCTATCTTTTCTATTAATGCTCTGATATTAGATTCAGAATATGTGACTATACTCAAGTCACCTTTATTCCTTGCAAGTATACACCTTATTTCATCTTTGTTTTTATTCTTTTTGTCACTTTTTAAAGCATTTAAAAAAGAATCGGTATCGAAAAACTGTCTAAATGTTTCGTAGTGTTCTGCATTTTTAGATTTAAAAACGGAAATAACATCATCGCGATCTAAATCTATGTCTGTGTAATTATCAGCTAACGCTATTTTATTTGCAATGTCGATACCTAACCCTACAGCAACACCATGCGGTATTCTAAACTTGGTCATCGATTCAATTGCGTGGCCAAATGTGTGTCCAAAATTCATAACATTGCGATATCCGTTGTCGAATTCATCAATTTCAATTATTTCTTTCTTAATTTGCAATGCTAGTTTTATAGTTTCGTTATCAATAGAAGATTCAGATAAACACATTTTAATTTTAGCTGGCGCAATTCTTGATTTTTTGTCGACTACGCTAATCTTTATAATTTCACCTAGACCTGACTGGATATCCTTCATTGATAGCGTTTTTAAAAAACTTTCATTGATCACAATTTTTTTTGGTGGATTAAAGTTACCTACTAAGTTTTTGTAATTTCCTAAATTGATTGATGTTTTTCCACCAATACAACTATCGCATTGTGCTAAGAGTGTTGTGGGGTAGAAGTTCCAATCTACGCCTCTAAATACAATACTTGAAATAAACCCAGTGATATCTTGGGTTATGCCTCCACCTACTGCACCTATAGTATTACCTCGTTTCAAACCAAGACTAATTAAAGCTTCAATGTATTTTTCACAAGCTGTATACGTCTTGTTTATTTCAAGCGCATCAATTAAAACTATTTTAGATATATCAACGTTTTCAAAGATATCATTGTATAGTGCATAAACTTTTCTGTCAATTAGGAAAAAATCTTCTTCAAGACTTATTCTTTCAGAAAAATGTACACTATAGTCTTTGATTTTTGATTTAACTATTATCATTTAAATTCTCAATAAACTTGTTGGTATTTTGGATTATGTAAGATACTTCTTTTTGACTTAAACCGTTATACATGGGAAGGCAAATATTGTGGTCTTTCATGTAATAAGAGTTTGTGAGCGTGTCACCCTTCACACAATTCATTTTTAAACTTATTTTTTGCTTGTCGCAAGTATACTCATAAGCAGCAGGTGGCAAATCAATGTTTTTAGTTTTCATGAATTTATAAAATTGGGCTTTGGTGGACTTGTTTTGAGCTAACATGAAATACTTGTAATAACCTGCCTGCGTATTAGCAGGCATTTTAAAGCTTTTTAATTTCTTACTAAATATTATTTCTTCATCATATCTTTTTGCAATCGATCTTCTTTCACCAATGATACTTTCAGCTTTTTTAGTGTGAAGTATGGCAAGGGTAGCAGTTATTTCTGACATCTTTGAGTTGCTACCTATCTCGAATGATTCATAGTTATTGATAGACCGGTCGAGTCCTATTGCCCTGATTCTTTTAATTCTTTTATTCAACGCTAAGGAATCTGTCGTTATAATCCCGCCTTCACCTGATGTTAATACTTTGGAATGATGAAAAGAGAAACAAGAAGCATGTCCAAAATTACCTGATTTAATTCCATTAAAAGTGGCTCCGTGCGCACAAGCTGCGTCTTCTATCAAAAAAAGATTTTTTTCATCACAGTATTCTCTTATTTTGACAATTTCATTTGATATGACACCGCCTACATGAACGACCATAATCGCTTTCGTATCTTCCCTCACTGATCGCTTAATACTTTCAAGTGATAAAGATAAGGTATCTTTTGATATATCCGCGTATATGGGAATTCCCATGCAATTGTAGATTGACATTACAGATGCAATGAATGTATACGCAGGGACTATGACACTATGACCCTTTACATCTAGAGCTCGAAGTATACATTCTAAACCAGCTGTACAGTTACTAACAGCAATCGAATGTTTTGATTTGTTGAATTCACACCACAGCTTTTCAAAAAGATCAACATTGGGACCGCCGTCGGTCAAATAGCCTTTTTTTAATGACTTCTCAATTTCTTGCTTAACAAAGTCGATATCATCTTTGCTATATTCTAACCTGTACTTCTTGATTATCATACCTTTTCACCTCGATTTAGCATATGATTCTGCAAACATAAAATCAATGTTTGTATCGATATCAATACATTCTGTTTCGTCCACTTCAAAATTAACAAAATCTTCTGTTATTCTAGATTTCTCGTTTAAAAATGCACCAACTTTAAAAATATAAAATCCAGCCTCTCTAAAGAGTGGGTTCATATATTGTGTACCCACAAGTGATTTGGGATTATGATTTACCGGCTTACTTTGGTACCAAAACCTATCATAGACGGTGTACAAACCAAAACAACTTGTCTTGTTAGTTTTTTCCATTGTGCTAAATGCTTTTTCAATTGTATTCTTTTCCAAGAATGGTGTTGTTACGAAAAACTGTCCTAGCATGCAATCATCATCTAGATTTAATTTTTTAATTTGATTTAAAATTAAATCGTTACCTGACGTTTCGGGAGTGTTTAAGGATGTATCACGTTTTATAGTGCCAAAATTATATCTCCTAGCAATAGAAAGTATTTCATCATCAGAACTATCAATAACAACGTCTATACCTATATGCCGTAAATCTCTTACCGTATCGAAAAGATACTGGTACAGAGGTTTTCCTGCTAAAATCATAGTATTCTTGCCAGGCAGCCGCTGGTTATTTGTTTTTATTGGGATTACGATCACTTTCTTCATAGGGTTCTTATATACTCAATTATTTTGTTAGAAACATTAGTTTGTTGTTTAATATTATACTCAAAAGTATTTTGTTTTTCAATTTGATTTTTTAATTTTTTCCAACAACCTTCTATCTTCATGTCAATAATATTTTCTGAAAAGTCTTCCCTAAAAAAGTCGTCGATCTTATGTTTTCTGCCGCCCTCAGTTGTTAAAATTATGCAGTTTGTGTTCATGTGCATAATATCAAAAAAAGCAAAACTATCATTTATGACAATGCAACAATCTGAGGTGTATGGGTGCTCACAAAGACTAGATGGAAATCGTAGATCTTTTTCAATGATCACATCAGGCATGTTTTTCATTAAGTCGAGTGGACTACACCATTTTTCTCTCGGATAACCTTTTTCTCTCTTCTTCCATATAACTTCAAAATTATTCTGGTGTAAAAAGTCGATTAATTTGTCACAAAATTTAGCAATTTTCAATGAATCGTTCTTGTCTTTTTGTCCCATTCTTAAATAAGTTTCCGGTATAAAACATCTTTTTATAACATCATTTTTTTTACTTATATACTGTAGATGGTCCATCCTTAAATTACCAAAATATGCGTGTGGATATTTGTCATAACCGTATTTGACATCGCTGGCTTGTTTTAATATTGAAATATCTGGTTTAACTCGCGGTGAACTTAAATGTTTTACTTCGTCCCACCAAGCAAAATGCACCACCTTAGCTTTACTAGCTATCTTTGGATACCACACTGGATATTTAGGATTAATCTCTTGGATGTAAACTACGCCAGGATCATGATTACTGTAGTGTAATAAATAATCTTCTTGATCATCATGCCTGTAAAAGTTGATGGTTGGCAACTTTAAATTATAACTTTTACACTTTTTTAAAAAGAAACTTTTAATTTCTTCAACATTGTAATCGTACAATTGTCTTTTCTTGCTAAATATATCAAAGAAGCTCACCCAGCAATCATCGCCAGACTTTAAATGCTCAAATAAGACTGGTAGCATATCTTGAAAATTTGTGGTACCGAATATAAAAAAACTATACATTTTAAAAATGTCTCTCGCTTAATTGGTCATAAACACTTTCATAGTATTTACACATTTTTTCCACATCATTAATTGGACCTAGCACCTTATCTTTATCTAACAATATTTTTAAGTCATTCTTAGTGTAAGACAAAGTCACAGGACTATTTTTGTTATTATTAAAATTGTCTATAGCTAACTTCATGGCAGGACCGTAAAAGTGATTTGACGCTATACTTTCTAAGTTATAGTAGCTTAGGTGACCTCTGTGAATTCTATTTAAAAAAGCATTGTACATTTTAGAAGGATACTGTTCAAACTCATGTAAGTTTGTCAAAAAATTAAAAAAATAAAAACACTTAAGTTCTTCTTTGCAGTAAGTGCCTATGTGACTTTCTGGTTTTTGGATATCTTTTACAAGTGTATCTTTGTTTTCAACAATGTGTTTTATTAGATTTTTTGAATAGACGTGAGGTGTTGCCCCTCTCAGCTTTTGCATAAAACATTCAAAACCATGACCTTCACTTAAAAGGTATCCATTTTGACTAGACTTTACTGCATCGTAAGAACTTTTAACTAATTCAACCATGCCAGAAAATACTAATCTATCTGCGTCGCTTCTAATGAACAAATCATGAGCTTGATATTCTTCTGATAGCGCGATATTAAAAAATCGATTCATTTTTTCAGAAAAAGACTCTTCATGATCTAATATAATAATATTTTTAAAACCGAGATTTCTGAAACACAAGACTGCTAAATCTTTTGTTCGTTCTTCTAATTCAAATATTATTACCGGTACTTCTTCAATAATCATAAACTAACTCTGCTGTTTTCTTAAAATTTTCCCTAGAGTCAATATCAAATTTTAATTCTAAACCGATACACTCTAAAAGGTAAGACTTTAAATACTTGTTGACGTCTCTTTTCGCAGTCTCATGAGGTTTCCACCAAGCGTCTAAGTCAAAATTTTCGTATTCTTTTCTTTTGTTGTCGTAAATCAGATCAAAACTTCTAAATGATTCTAAGTCAATAAAATTAATATTATTGTTGAAAAATATTAGATTACATGGCGCTAGATCTGTGTATGTTCCGCCAACCCTCAGAGAATTTTTAAAAAATGACTTAATAAAATTCTTTCTCTGATCTAGCGTTGTCATACTGATAAACATGTCCCAGCTTTTGTCACTTTTACCCGGTTCTGCTGCTGAAACACCTGCTAGTTGTGTGTATCCACGTGGGCCCGTGTCGTCCTCTATTAATTGTAACACTGATTCTATATTTTGCTCATTATAGAATTTACTGTCAATGCAAAAGTTTGTTATTAAGCCCTGTGTCCAGTTAGGAACCCAGATCTTAAAAAAGATATTACGATCAGGAAGTAAATAAACAGCACGTTCTCGCTTCTTTTTAACAGTCAAAACACTTTCACTGTTTATACTATTTAAAAAGTCACTATATTTTACTTTAGATATTTTTTTCAACTTGTTTTCCGTAAGATGAAGTCAGGTATCGTAATATTACCCATACCCATAGAATGTTCATACTTTATACCTGGCCTCGCAGGATTAAACTTTATGTTAAGTTTTTCCCTAACTTCTTTTTCTAATTCATTTCTTGCTGTTACTAACTCTTGGGGTTTCAAATGATCAGTCCAAACATAAGAGATATAGCCGCCATTAGGATCACCCTTGTAGTAATCTAATTCAGTTAAGTAGTTAATATTAGACTGGTATAACTTGTCGCCAGTAATATCTGATGTGTATACATAAATGTCGTCTTGTTTTATCGCATCGTCAAAATATGGCGAACCTGGGTATGTTGTTATAATTGTGCAATCAAACTCTTCAGGCTCTACTTCTAGAAGCCACTTTTTTGTATTTTCTATTGTTTCAATGCTTTCACCGGCATGACCGATTGACATTAGTGCTTTTACTTTAAGATTGTGCCTTTTTGCTATTTCAACAGCACGAGTATTGTCTTCTCGCTTGGCCATTTTTTTAATGTTCTTGAGTATTCTTTCATCGCCTGATTCGAATCCTGTCAAAAGCCAACGAAAACCCGCTCTATACATAGCTTCAGCTTGCTCATCTTTAAACAACTCTGCCTTTACAAAACCTCTCAGTCTAAATTCCTCGCCTAGTTCCATTTGCAGGTCTGTTATCTGATTTAATAAATCTATTAAATTCTTATTAACATTTAATTCATCATCATAAAACATGAAGCCGGTATAGCCGTAACTATGATAAAGGTGACGCATTTCTTCAACAATTGATTCCGAGCTTCGCTGTCTTATCTTTCTTAAGAAAGGTGAATTGCGACCTGAACAGAAAGTACACTTAAAGGGGCAACCTAGCTGCGCAATCAAACTTGTTGACTTCTTACCTGCTATACTATACTTATAAGATTCTACATCTACTAAATGTCTTGCGGGTAACGGGAGTTCCGAAAACTGTTGGTTTGTTAGAAAGTAAGGAGACTTACGATCGTCAGCGTCCACGATCCCTTTATCAATTTTTAATGCTTCAAATATAGTATATTCACCATCGCCGCAAACAAGCACGTCAAAAATATTAGCTAAGTTACTAATATCAATTGTTGCTCTGTCACTTTTTTCTAGTCCCTTCTTTACTTCTCGTTTACTAGCTGTGTTCATTAAAGTTACGTGTGGGCCACCTAAAATTAACTTACTAGTAGTCTTATTTTTCTTAATTACTTTTGCAATGCTTACTGCAAACGGTATCTGGGGTGTTGATGCTGTCAATCCAAAATCTTTAATGTGTTTGTTTTTTTTGCAATAATCTTCAACAACCTGCAAGTAATTGTCGACCCCGCTTAAATCTAAGAAATCTATCTTGTAACCTTTACTTTCTAAAGAAGAAGCAACCCTAAGTATACCAATGTGCATAAAGACTCTTTCATCAAGCAAGAATGGAGAAGGTGGTGTTATTAAACATACAGTATTCATTTTTTTATACCCGCAAAATCTATTATTTCTTTATAAATATGACATGTTTTACTTATATGAAAGTTTTTTGAAAGATTGAAAGCTGAATCAGACAATTGTGTATATAGCTGTCGATCATTTTGTAATATTTTAATCTTATCAAACATTGCTTCTTTTGATCCGCAAACACACCAAAGAAGTTCTTTGTGATTATATGTTGCGATTGCGTCAATGTATGATTCGTAAGGTGAAAAAAGTGCAGGAATGCCGTAAGAAAAAAGATTTAAAACTTTTGCACTAGGCTTCGTTATAGTATACGAACCACCGATTCTTTTATTTTCATGCAAAAAATTTATACAGCCTAAATCCAAATTAAGTGTTGTTTCTTCATTTGAGTTAATTGATGGTTGATTCTGGTACCAGTTTAAATTATTTTCTTTACAAAAGTTATGAAATGATTGACTGTCAGTAAATGTATCGCCGACGCCTAGGTATCCTATTGTTTTAATTTTTTCAGGTAATTTCTTTCTTTTTTGACCAATGTAATCCTTGTTGAAGTTTGTAAGGATGTGTGGAATTTTAAATATCGGTCCTTTAAAACCGTGAGTTTTCCTAATAATATGTCTAGATGATTCAGTATTAACTATGAGTGCATCTAAATTGTCGCGGTGTTGTATCCAATGTTTTTTTGAATCAACAATATCTAGAACAACTCTTGCGCCATTCTTTTTTACTTGGGATGACTGGTTCAGTCTATCGTACTTAACAAAAACAACTGTATCTTTGTCGTCAACACTTTCTGGATTAAAACTATTTGCAACACAATATTTAGCGTCAATTTTGTTATTAGTCATACCTGTTGCGGGTAAAATACCTCTTATGTATGCATTTCCTGCTGTTAAATTATCAATAACGAATACTATGCTCATTTTTCTCCTATAATAATTTCTTTGATTTGCTCAATGCAGATCCTATGACCTGGTGCATATCGTAGTATTTATACTCAGCTAGTCTACCACCAAATAGTACATTTTTACAATTATTATGTGCAAGAGACTTATATTGTTTGTATAGGTCATTATTTTTTAAATCGTTGACAGGATACAGTGGTATTTTTGATCTGTCCCAAGCATCAGGATACTCAAATGTGACAACAGTGTCTTCAGATTTATTAAATTCAAAATGTTTGTGTTCAATCGTACGAGTATACTTGACTTCGGGTGAAGTGTGATTAATCGCTGCATTCCCTTGGTAATCACCTTTCATTATCTTGTGGTCAAAATTTATCGTTCGGTACTCAAGTACACCTAAATCATATTTGAAATACTCATCGATCTTTCCTGTGAAAATAATTTTATCTGCTATCCCTGATAGAGACTTTTCATTCTCAAAAAAATCGACGTTTAACTGGACCTCAATCCCCTCTAACATATTTTTAAACATATTAGTATAACCACCCACAGGGATCCCCTGATAGCGATCGTTGAAGTAGTTATCATCGTATGTTAATCTAATAGGTAATCGCTTAATGATGAATGCAGGTAAATCCTTGGGATCTCTGTTCCACTGTTTTGTTGTATAACCCTTAATGAATGTTTCATAAACTTCATGACCAACTTGTGTCAATATCCACTCTTCTAAATTACTGGGATTGTCTATTTTAACTCTAACTTCTTTAAGCTTTTTTTCTGCCTCTTCTGGCGTAATTACACCCCAAAGTTGGTGGAAAGTCATCATGTTAATTGGGAACGAATAGATGTTATTTTTATTCTTTACTTTTGCTCTGTATGTGAAATGATTAAATTCTGTGAATCTATTTGCATATTCCCAGATCTGTTTATTATTCGTGTGAAATACATGAGGGCCGTACTTATGCACTTCAATGCCTTTTATTTTTTCCGTGTAACAATTTCCTGCGATATGTCTTCGTTTATCAATTACTAATACTTTTTTTCCGGCATCAGTTGCTTGTCTCGCAAATACCGATCCGAACATTCCAGCGCCTACAATAAGGTAATCATATTTCATTTCAATCACAAAAAGTTAGGATGTGTTTTATTCTTAATCTTATCAAGAAATTCATTTAAATTATCTCCAACACACAAGTGGGGACACTTTTTAACGTCTAAGTCTTCTAGAGCTTTTTTACGTGTTTTACCGTTCCATATTTCATCAAACTTTTTAAATTTAATATTACCTACCCAGCCTTCTTTTTTACCAGTCAATGAACAGCAAATGTATACGTCTCCAGTAGCAGTTATCGTTGTCGACTTAAAGGATTGAGCATGACACACGTTGTAGGATCTACATGTGCCTTTCCCACTCAATATTTTTTCATATTTACCTTCATCAATTATAACCTTGAAATCGTCTGTTTCATATGATTTTGCTTTCTTAAACAGCAGATTAAGTTCATTAGTATCTACAGACTTGTAGTCGTAGAGAAAACCAAAGCTAGGTCTTAGTTGGGCGTAATCAATTTTTGAATATTTGCAAACTTCAATAAATTTATGTAAGTTACGATCCATTTCTGGATATTGATTAGTGATATATCCTGCGCCTAACGTTGTCTTACACTTAAACATTCTTTTAATTCCTGAAAGCATTTTTATATTCTTGATTGTTCTTTCAAAATTCGCTGTTCGCCCATGTGTTTTTTTATGTGTTTCCTTATCATATGCATCTAATGATACACGAATCCAAGTAAACATAGGTAGTAATTTTGTCATATTCCATTTATGAAACATAGAGCCATTACAAATCAGACCTATTTCAAAACCTTTCTTATTTGTTAGTTCAATAATCTTATCAAATTGTTTATGAGTTGTTGGCTCTCCGCCGCCAGTATAGTTTATACCCTTAACACCACATTTTTTTAGACCATCAAGCAGATCTTCAAACAAGTTGAAGTTTAAACTGTTATTATCATTATGGATCAACTCGTAATCAATACAGCCCGGGCAATCGTGATTACAGACATTTGTCAAATCTATCTTTACAGTTACGGGACCTGTCGTGTCAGAACTATTATACCATTCTGCATATTTTTCTGGATGGTTTAAAACCTTGTTCGCGTTTAAAAAACTCATGTCTACCTGTTTGTCTAAATAATACAAAAAAATGATTTATTGTATAGGATGGGATTAATATAAGTATTGGTTCAAATAAGAGCATATTGCTTCGGGATTCCAATATAAATTGTAATATTCTCCACACAACTTTTGGTGTGATTCATAATCTAATATTATCTTACCGAGATCATTTTCCCAACTATTGGATTCAAAGTCGACTTCAGGAAAATGCTTTTTCCAAGAAAGTGCGTTGTCGTATGAGTTTTTTCGAAGTACTATGCAATTGGCTAAATAACTTTGGTCAACCATTCTTGATGTGTACTCTCCAATCCCTGGCGGGTTTATGATCACCTTGCACTGGAAACTCAACCTAATGTAATCAGAATAAGAACAAGAAGTATGCAGAACTTTAAAACGCGAACTATTTAGTTTATCAATAAGTGTCTGTCTTGAATTATTGTCAAAATACCCGGTGTTTATACTTCGCCCTGGAATATTAAAAGTTTTGTGATCTGTATGTGATATATCAGGCAAAACTGCACTTGGCTTAGGATATCGATACTTTTTATCGCTAAAAAACACACCTATGTCATATTCTTTTGGTAAGTCTTTGTATTGCTTTACGATATCTTGCTTTTTTCCATAAACATGATCGTAGAAACTATTATTAAAAGACCACTTAAAAAAAGGTACAACTATTCCGTTGTTTTCCTGTGCAATCTTAACAATGTTGCTGGTCCACTTACTTGAAAACGCAGACTTTAAAAATATAAAAGGTTTTCCTGCTGCGTGACTAATTACACGTCTTATGCGGCCGCAATATTCGTTAATTTTCAAATCATCATTAACACCGTCAGAAGTGTCTATATAAACATTTTTATCGCTACCAATAAATGTTGCTGTCTTGAGAATTAATTCTGAGCCTGAATATTTTATTCTGTCGTCTTCAAGGAGACTATTGTGGTAGAATTTAAATCTTTCTGGGTTATAATAACTTAGATATTGTACTTTAGACATAAAGTTACTCCGCTACATGTTTTATAACATCAATGTAACTACGTATTTGGCTCTCTAGACTAGTGTTGAAATTCATGACCTTGCTTTTAAGCAAATTATAATTTTTAATACAACTTGTCAATGCATTGTCTATATCTTCTAATCCACGATATTCGACTCCATAATCGAAACAATATTCATCAATACTTCCTCCTCCGGTTCTATATAAAACAGGTAGACCAGCTGCAATTCCTTCTAGTACATGATTTGCACCTGCTTCTAACTCAGAAGCAGTTAAGTAAAAATCAAAGTTTGGAAGAAACGCTGACAATTGTTGCATATTCATTGGATCTACTATTGTTATCCCTTCTGAAGTGAAATTATTGTTATAGCGACCGATGTAAGTAAATTCAACATCTTCTCTACTGCTTATCATCTTTCCAAAACCCTGGTATATCTCAAAGCCTTTCTTGGGGTTATCTGACCAGTGATGTGTAACTATTTTAACTTTATTTTTTAAATTACTGCTTTTATTCCTTTTACTATAAAAGGCTGCCATCGGCTTATTTTGTATTACAACATAGTTACTTTTATTAAACCCAATTGCTTTTCTTGCCCAATTACTGGGGAAAATAAGAAAGTCAGAATAGTTAATTGTTTGTCCAACTAATTGTGTTATTTCATTACCACGATGTGTACCTAGATCACCGACCCTTTGTATGACTTTAACTTTATTATTAATGTTGTTTTTGTAATTTATAAAGTCTTGATACCATATTCCTTGACCGTCTGGCTTTGGATCGATACAAAAAATAACGTCAATGTCAGGTTCACTTAAATCATAAGTTAGACTTATACTTTCTTCTTCTAAAATATATTTTTCAAGCAATGATAGTGATTTATTTCCGCCGCCCCAAGGGCCGGACACTGGCCTTCTATTTAAATACAGTTTCATTTTTAATTAATTGCCGGGTATAAATTTTCGTACATATTCATGGTCCTTAAATGGATATTGTTTTCTTCCTGTGAAATACTTTCTACTTGCTCTTTTTCCAAGAAGTTATAGATTAATCTTATTGATCGATTTCCAGGTTTTTCGGGTTGGACAGCATGTAGACCATTAGTGTCGAAAAGAATTGCTTTTCCATTTTTAGCTACTACATTTTTTACTTTTAGTATATTAAAGAGTTGATTGTCAAATGAGTTTGTTGGAAACAAAACTCGGTTCGAACCTAACAGGTATAATAGTCTATCCTCTTCAACTTCACTAAATGATGGATAGTATATTATTTTCACACCATGAGGTGCTTGACCTATCAAACTTCCATCATTTTTGTAGTAAGTATCTCGATGCCAATTCATATAACTGTTGTCATCTTCAACAATTCTAATTTGGACATGCGAAAGTGTCACGTTTCTAAATGTATATGCTCTTATTAATTCTCTTGCCTTGTTTTTTACAAGTGTATTGAGGAATATTTTATCATAGCTTATTACATCCGGTCTTAAATCAAAAGTCTTAGGATACTTTGTCCTTAATTCAAAACCACTTTTAACATTGCCGCGGAATATATCTAGCAAGAGCTTATCTAACTCTTCGTCAATAAAATCAATTTCAACAATACCTTCTTTGTAGAACTGTTCATTCTTGCTAATCAATTTAATCCTCTATTTTAGTTATTAATACTTGACCGTAGTCTATTTCATTGTCCGCTTTTCTTCTATCATCGAAGAACATTCTTCGATCCATTATAATAACCTCTTTGTTAAATCCTTCAATTTCATTTATTGCTCGAGAACACTCAATATCTTTTTGTTTCCGATCACCAAAAATATAATCGTCGAAAAGAACGTTTTTATTAAAACTTTTCTTTGCGTATTCCCAGTCGTTTTTTACTGCTTCGTACCTATGATCGCCATCAATATAGACAAAATCAAATTTTTTGTCTGGATTTTTACTATAGTAGTCGTCTGATGTTGATCTTACAAAATCAATTTTCTGAAACCATTCTCCAGGAAATATTTTTGTTAGCTGGTTTAGGAACTCTTCGTTAAGATTTGGATCGACAGTAGTGATTTTACCCTCAATACCATGATCGCACATTGCTTTTGCCATACAAAGCGTTGAATAACCTCTTCCAAAGCCAATCTCTAAAACAGAATTAAACTCTTTTTTCCTTGTCAGGTAATACATTAAAATACCTCTTTCGTAATTAGGTCTAAAAAAGCACCCAGCAGTTTTATATGATTGTTTATCCGGTGTTCTATTTTTCTTTGCTGTGTACTCACCAATTACATCAAAGTCACCCATGACAATATCTTCAATATAGATGCCCATATCTTTTAACTTTTCTTGAATCATTACTTTTTTCATGTCTAGTCTCCTTTTTCTAGTCTTATGCTGTCGCTATCAAAGTGTTGAGTTGAAAACTCAAACAATTCAGTATCTTCAATAGCTTCCATTCTGTGTCGTAAACCACGATATACATGAAAGTTATCTCCTGGACCTAAAACAATTTCTTTTGAACCTTCTAGATCATCATTATCAGAAAAATAAACTTTTATTTTACCGGACTGTATATAGAACACTTCATCCTTTTTAATGTGGTAGTGCCAAGAACACTTCCTGCCCTTTACAAAGTAAAGTAGTTTACCGCAATATTCGCTACAATTAACAATCCATTTTTCAAAACCCCAACCCTTTGGAACAAACTTAATTTCTTGTGTTGAAGAAGTCTTCATCTTTTATCCCTTTGTCATCGACGTACAAGTCACCTGCAGGCTTACCTAAAAATAAACTATGATATTTTACACCCCACGTGTCTAGTTGTTTAACTGTGAAGTTATAAAACATATCATGCGCGGCTTGGCTGTCATTATTTGATCTTCCCATACCTCGAGCTGTTTGGAAAATAATCTTATTTCCTTCTTCATATAAAGAATTAATCATTTTTATTCGATTTGTGTCCGGAAGTGCATTTTTGTAATCACTACCTGCTAAAGTACAAATTGTACCGTCTATATCAAACACATAAGTTTTCATATTCTTCCCTTTTAATTGTATAACAACCAAGTTTTGTTACACTCAACGCAGCGCAATTATTTGCTGTCTTTATCGATAATTTCATATTACTTGTTTCAAGCCACCTCACAACAAGTGCAGCTAAAAAAACGTCGCCGGCTCCACAAACATCGTGGACATCAACTTTCTTAACAGGAAAATGTTCAGCTCTATACACACAACCATCAGGACCTTGCGTTGTGATTACTTCATTATTATCGTTCAAACCTGACATTTCGCTTGTTTCTTTATCATTTATTTTTAAAATACAGTTTTGATAACATTCGACGTTTTTTCTTTTTGTATCAACAAATATACTTTTTGTCTTGAATGTTTTACATAAGGATGAAATTTCATAATTAGTTAGGAAGCCCTTATTGTAATCTGATATTACGACTGCGTCATAGTTTTTTAATTCTAATTCATCAATACAAAAAACACGAGTTACGTTTTCAATATCACATCTCATAATCTGGTAGTTTGATTTTGTGTCAATATAACGAATCTTACGTATATTTTCTACTTTATTTGTAAAAATATCTATACTAACATTTTCTGACATGGACAATATATTTTTATAAACGTTTCTGCTCATTCCTGATTTTATTTCTTCACTTGTTTTTTTAAGAACTGGTACGGGTGCTTCAGGACTTAACCTGTCAATACTACCAAAAACATATATGTCTTGACATGTCTCACCTATCAGTAAAACTTTGTATTGTTTTTGTTGTTGAGTAACCATCGACATAATTAAATATTTTAACCTCGCAAAGATCTCTTCCTACGACGTCTTCAGGGTTGTAATCACCCCCTTTTACTATAACGTCAGGTTCTAGATCTTTAATTAGATTATAAGGTGTATCTTCATTAAATACAATTACTTTATGAACATATTTAATACTTTCTAAAATAGTTTTTCTGTCTTGTTGACTGTTGACCGGTCTTGAATTACCTTTCAATCTTTTTATGCTATTATCGCTATTCAGACCAACAATTACCTTATCACCTAAACTAAAACAGAAGTTTAATAATTCAATATGGCCGCGATGTATGATATCGAAACATCCGTTAGTAAAGATTATTTTAGACATAATTCTTCTTGTACTAAATCTAGTATTTTTCTCCAGTCATAATTTTCAGCATCTTTTTTACAACTAGGACATTCAACTTTTAAACCACAGGGCCCGTGTGTCGCAATGTTTATGTTTATATTTTGAGGGTATGCTACCATTTTTTCTGACTGGTAACCAGTTATAACAACTACAGATTTTGTATTGACAGCTGTTGCAGCGTGTACTAGCCCGCTTTCTGTTGCAAGTAACAATTGTGATCTTTCTATTACAGCGATTGCTTGCCTAAATGATGTACTACCGGTCAAGTCTACAACGTTTTTTAAGACAGGTGCACCATGGTTGCCAACTTGCACTACTTTTATCTTATTACAGAGAGCGTCAACAATTAACTGCCACTTTTCAATCGGGTACTTTCTATTCGGTGTATAGTTGTCTTTTGAAAATGGTTCAATTGTTATATATTTTTCTCCGTTCAGCATAGACTTGTGAAAGTTTTCTGCCCAGCTTTTTTCTTTATTATCTAAATTGATGATGCATTTTAATTCGGGATTTTGTACTCCGTAACACTCACAAATTTGTTCTATTATATGTTTGTCATATCGATGAAAAGCTTTTTGGGGTGTGTCATTTTTACAATAATTAGCACTAGGGTTGTTTAAGATAAGTGGTAAAAGAAACTGGTTTTCATTTTCGCTTTCACCGACAAAAAAGTCAGAATTATCGTAAAATGATGGGCTTTTAATAAGTTTAAGAAAATTACCGTGTTGTTCAACAGGTAACATTTTTACGTTACTTCCAACGACATTTCTAATCGCTCGAGCAGCTGCAGTCCATGTCAAATAACCACCTAAACCCACTACAGTATACCCTTCATTATGTCAAAGTATGTATTAACACATTTTTCAAAATCATTAGATTCACTCTTTTTTAGATGCACAGACTTTGAAAAATCCATGGGTGGCGGCCTGTATAATGGAAGAGGCTTGTAATCCCATTCATCCTCAAGAATTGCAATACCATCATTAATGATTTCTTTTGTTCCTCCTGTTGAAGAACAAACAATTCTGCAGCCGGCTGATTGAGCATCTACAACAACATTAGGACAATGATCTAAATAAGCTAAGTGAATAAATGTTGAACTACGTCTATACAAAGCTAGAAGACTCATATAATCTAAATCGCCCATCAATACTACTCTGTCATTTATGATTTTTTTAGCATCATCCATGCCTAGCGCGCCAGCTATAGCAAGAATTGCATCCTTTGGTGCAAATTCTAAAAAATATCTAATATTTTCACTAAGCCTTTTGTGCGGACGCCAATTGGATGCGCAACACCAAACTTCTGTATTGACACCTAATTTTTGATCCCAATATCGTTTATTTGCTGAATTGATTAATTTTTCATCGCTTGCGTTAATTACAACGTGAGAATTTCTATGTTCTCCAAACCAGGCTTCGACTAAATTTTTGTTAAACTGGGACTGAAACACAACAGCATCGGCATTATTGTATGAATACTGTATTATAGCATTCTGTTTGTTATACTCTTGCTCGGAATTAAACCAGATACCATCTAATCGAAGCAGCATAGGTTTAACCTTAGGTAGCTGTTGTTGGATTAAACAGAACTCAACGTCTGCCTCTTCTTGGTTGCTAAGTGATATGCGATCAGATTTAACCAAGGATTTAAGTAGTGTACGTGTAAATTTATTTGGCCCACTATTAGATTCAGGGTTAAAGTTGTGCGTGAAGATTTTCAAGTTATATATCCTCTTGCTCTAACTAGTCTAATTGCATCCATTTGATTTTTTTCTTTCCAGTCTCTTACTTTTAAAGAGTTAGAATTTATCCTATATAAATAGCATATTTCATCTAAAAACATTCTTTTTCTTGCAAGGTACAATATAGGTAGATACAATGCTTGATCGTATCCTCTTTCAAACCATTTACCGTCCATGTCTTTAAAATTATCTCTATTGATCTTTCTAAAAACATTAACCTTAAATGTTTTTAAATGTGAACTTACCCATGGGTATTGGTACGGGTTTAGATTATCCGGAAGCTCTCTCGATATATTCATACCATTAATATCCCAAGTATGTGACGTCCAAAGGGCATCAAGTTTAGAATTTTTATTGTATGCGCTTAGAATTAATTCAACAGTATTTTCATTACAAATTGAATCGTCACCATCGAGTATTGCAATTACTTGTTCAGAATTTTCGTCATATGAATCTAAATGGTCGTAAATACCTTTCAAGGCAAATTTCTTTTCTTTGTGATTGATTACCGTTACTCTTTCTTTCTCATCAGATTCAGCAATACTAACTGCTATCTCGTAAGTATCATCATTTGACATGTCATTTAAAATAACCCAATTCCAGTTTGGATTGGATTGTTCTTTTAAAGATTCGTAGCAATCTTTTAAGTGAAAGGAAGCATTGTAAGTAGGGGTCAGAAAACATACTGTATTTTTCATCTAAATTCTCCTTGTAGCTTTAATATGTGTTGAATCTTGCAAAGATCTAACTGATTCTTTGATGTGACTTCTTCTACTTTCTATTTCAGAAGTACTTCTCAATATGTGAAGTGTATCTTCTTCTAAAGACGAAAGCAAAGTCAAATCTGCCAGGAAAGGATCCTTTTCTAATTCAGCTACTACCTGATTTAGTTTTTCTGCAAGTGTTCTACATTTAGCCCTTAATTCTACGTCACATTTGTTGAAAGACGTCTGACTCTGTATAAAAACTTGTGAAAAGACTTGAAATAAATTTTCTGTTTGCATTATTTACGCTCCTCAAGCCATGCTTTAATTAAGTCAGGATGTCCTGACTCCATTTTATACCAAGGTGTTGGGTTATTAAAATCTACCCTGCTGTGGAAAATCCACCCACCTAGTTCATTATCCATTTTTTCTGCTAAATTTACAATTTCAATATCACTAACTTCAGACCAGCGCTTATTAAAGAACATGTTGTTTTCAGGTACATCCTTAGTCGTCTTATTGTAAAGGCTAGCCCAATGCTTACTCCAGTAATTTTTGTAAGTAAAAATCTTTCTTTTTATGTCAAACCAAGAGTAGTGGTGAACAGTAGGTAGCTCTCTTGACGCTGCATTTATAAAATTGCTATAATTTTTTAAATTCTGTTCTTTAAAGTTCTTATCATTTAATATCTGTTGTCTAATTTGTTCATGTTGTGGTGTATAAAAACTCATGTGAGGTGTAGGTTGATAATTGTCTGTATGAACATAGTCACAACCATCTGATCCAATAGAGTAAACATTTCCTTTTTCATCATATCTTCGATGCTGGGCAGGAATGTCGTGAGTGATATGTGTATCATTCCTTGATAATCTCCATTTCCAAGGATTTACATCAACTCTGACCTTATCCTCCTTCCCCCAGTAATCAATTACAGGTAAACAAACAAGCTTTACCGATTTTGGTATCTGCCTGGCTAGTTTTTTAACCTTTTCGTAGTCATTTTCATGGACAACTTCATCTACATCCATCTGCCAACACCAGTCGCCTTTGCAAAGTGAACGGGCTACTGCCTTTTGCTGACCATCAAAAACTGCAAACCTATAATGGTTCCAGTCTCTTTTTACTTGGTATATCTTAAGCTTTTCTTCATGGATTGCCCAAGACTCAAGATTTTCCCATGTTCCGTCATCTGATCCGCCGTCAACAACTACGACTTCATCACAAAATGCTAACAATGATTGTATTGATTCTCTCCACGGGTAGTCACTTTTAATAACATTTTTTGTTGTTGTGTACCCGCTTAACATTATATCTCTTTCAATAAAATTAGATATCGTGTCCCAAAAAACTTGGGGACGCCCTAATAAATAAGATTCAACTTCATCAACATCACCGGCGAACCATTCTTCACTCATATGTTGTACATTATCATTAATCAACAGTTCTAAACCTAAAAGTGAAGCTTCAATTACTGTTCTTGGACATGTATCACCACCAAGAGGATGAAATGACAATCCGTGAAACTCTGATAGCGACTTTAATAAATCATAATAAGACAACCCTCCAAGTACTTCTACAGTACTTTCTGGGAATGTTTCTGTGACTGCGATTGTACTCTCTTCTACGCCTTTAATCCAACTATTACCGTCGATAACTGCCCAATGATTTTCATTCCAGCCGTTTTCTTCCCTTGCGTTCTTGAGCCTTTCAATGAACTCTAGGTCTCCAATTGAAAATATCGAGCTTAAAACTGTCTGTTTATTTTCTTTTAAAAACGGAAATCTTTCGTGGTAAATTTCAGATTGACGTTTCGACATCCAAAAAATATGTTCCGAACCGTGAAGAAAAGCGGAAATTATTTTTCCTAGTTGTTGGTCATGGCAGTCACAATTATTACCGGTTTCTCTTTTATGCAAGTCGATTGAACGGTACTGACAAAATTTATAATCATATTCTATAATCGCATAATGACAGTTTGCAACAATCAAAGGAATTAAATTATGATCCATTTCTCGATAATTAAAAAACACCCAAAACTTACTTGCGCCTTGTTGTATTAGTTCTTGTGTTACTTGATTTGATTTAATCTTGCAAGTTTTATAAGGTGACAGCTCAAAAAGTGCCCCTGTTGTTCTTTCAGCCCCACCACCGTATTCTTCAAGAAACATATCAGCTACAAAAACAACATCTGAGCTTCCAAAATCTTCCATATAATCTCCTACTTTATAAGAAATTATAATCTATTTAACGCAGAGATAAAATTGTTTTATTTATTGATTCGTTTTGTGTGATGTGATAACTGTATATGCTAAATATTTACTTCCACCATTGTTCCAGTTATTGTCTGGTTTTATTGCCCAAGCATAAGTGTCACCTGGATTAAAATTAGATCCACTAAAGTTTATTTGCAGCGTAGTGTTTTGAGCATGACTAGCTAAATTTATAAATACGTCTTCTATAAAGTCGGGTGAAGTGTCAATCGCTTGAGGATCTGTTCCTGGAAATCCTCTGTGGAAAGATGCAGTTATCCCGCCCAAGTCTGAGAGTTGACTAAAACCTGTAGTCCCGTAGGCTCTTAGACCTATTGTGTTAAAGGATCCAGAGAATACGGGCGCAACAAATGAATAGTATTGTATTGACGTCCCTTCTGTTTGTTGATCATCAGCAGGAAAGTATTGTTTAGCAGTAGAACCTAAGGATGCTATTACTGATCCTTTTTCTACATCCTTGATATAATCATTTCCTGACTTGTCATAAACGTTACCACTCAGCACTAAGTCGCCTGCTAATAATGTAACTCCTTTTGAATCTGCTATACCTTTTGAATTTACTGATCCACTAATTAAAACTCCCACATCGGATCCGTATGTGTTTCCACCAGTACTGAATCTCAAATCAGATTCGAAAACAGAGTTTAAAGAAACAACGGGTTCTGTAGTGGATGATGGTACTCTGATTCCCACAGCAGGCCCTTTTCCATTTTGGACATTTAAACCACTAGAAGCAGAAACAAAAGCATTTACAGTTAGTTGTGTTCCATTAAAAAGTAAATTAGCTTCTCCATTGACTGTATTTGTTGTACCTGTTGCAGTTATAATTCTATCGTTAGTATCATTATTAATTGTTATCCCGCCAACAGAATTTCCTGCGGCATCATAAATAGTACCACTTACGACCATGTCGCCACCAAAGACTGATGTACCTCTTGCAGATGTTCCTTTACTGCCTACAGATCCGGAAACGTAAAAATTGACATCTGGTGCAGCGGCTTCATTATATGAGTTGGCGCTACCACCAGACAAAATAAGCACTTGTGTAGATGTGAAATCAGACTTTGCTGTGTTGTTAGTGAATAATCTAATCCTGTCATTATTAAAAGTAACACTGGTATTGACATCGCTCTTGTGCACGATGCCGGTGGGAATAATCAGAGAAGCACCTTCCTCGAGGGTCACATCTCCTGTGAAGTTCGCAGCTGCTAAGCGCGAAGATCCGGAAACAACTAAGTCACCTGCGACAAGCGAAGCACCTCTTGTTGACGTACCTATAGACCCCACAGTCCCACTAAGCAATACTTTTACATCTGTACCGACACCTGGTTCACTTCCAAAGTCTGTGCTTAATAGTCTTCCTATAGCAACTGCATCTTCACTTGCATCAACAAATATTGCTGAATGATTTGTGTCGCCCTTTACGAAAAAGTCATTTGTTGCTAAAAGACTGTTATTAATAACGACGTCGCCCTGTTCATACGCAACAATACTGAATGTTCCGGATCCATCCTTTACACCAAAATATCTTCCCGTAGCTGAGTCGTTGTCGCTATCAATGGTAAAAATTATACTGCCTTCTGCACCTATTTGAAAATTATTTTCAGCATTGATACTAATTCCATCATTGTTACTACTTTGCATTCTTATGTTACCAGTAATAAATAAATCACTCTGCAAATGAGTTGCACCACTTGTGACTAAATCTCCTGCTACCAGCGTAACGCCTCTTATTGCAGAATCTTTTGTGCCTGTCGTACCACTTAAATATAATTTTACATCGGCGCCGTAACCAGGAACTTCAGAAGCTACTGGTGTAGAATCGAAACCTTGATTACCCAATATAACAGTATTATCATTGGCATCTACAAATATTGTACCGTAATAGTCGTCTGTGTTGACTCTAAAATCAATATCATCTCTATTAAAATTAAAAACTGTTTGTGCTGTTGAGAAAACGTTGTCAATTGTGTCGTTAATATTGTGGTAAATGTAACTATCGGACTTTAAAGTTATTCCGTCATCTGCGTCTAAAGTTATTGTTGCATTGTTTCCATTAATAAACTGATCATTCTGTCCAGGATTGTTGAATCTTAGACTGTTGTTGGCTAGTAATGATATATCGCCTGTTGTTTCTATACTACCTGTTATAAACAAATTACTTTTTAAATCAGATGTACCAGAGACAACAAAGTCACCTGTATTTAAAGTAGCACCTCTCGTACCAGATCCTCTGCTTCCAATTGTGCCGCTCAACAAAACTTTAACATCTGTACCCACATCTGGTTCTGAACCAAAATCTGTGTCGAATTTTCTACCTAAGGCAACAGCATCAGCACTAGCATCTGTAAAAACTAAACCGTAGTCGTTATCGCCTCTTACTCTAAAGTCAATAGTTGAAAGCCTGGCAAAATTAACATAAGTCGACTGGTTTTCGTATACAATAAAATTGTAATCACCTGAACCATCTCTAACTCCAAAAAAAGAATTTGATGTATCGTCGTCGGAATCTAGCTTCATAATGATGTTATTCTGAGCTTTTATCTCAAAAGAATTTTCTGTTTCAATATTTACGCCATCAAAATTATCAGACAACATGTGTATATTACCGGTCAATATTAAATTGCCATTAATATCTACACTTGGTGTGTTCGTGTTGACTTTAAGTACACTAGTACCATCTGCTTTTCTAAAAACTACAGATTCTGCTGAATTATTATCGGGTTCAACATACATGTTACCTGTCACAAAAAAGTCACCATCTGCAACTGAATCTACTTCAATTACTTGCCTTTCTGCGTATAAAGTTCCGGAAATAACGACGTCACCACCAAACAATGCTGAATTGGTTCTAGTATTATTAGTATTACTAATATTACCTGATACGAATAGAAAAACATCAGAACCCACATTGCTAAACATTGCTGAATCTGAAGTACCTCCTTCCCGATTTGTTGCTATAGAACCACTATAGATAGCAATTCCTGCCGTTGTACCGGCAATACTTCCCGTACCAATAATCTTGCTAGTTTCTAACTGGCTTGCTCTGAAATCTTTTGTTGCCATTTTTTTTATCCTTAGTTAAACCCAATAACTGTATAATACACTGTCCCAACAAATTTTTGAGAAAAATTAATTCTTGCTGTTGTTTTAGTCTTGTCTGAGATGAAAATATTTATATCAACTGATGTTGTTGCTGTTATTGTTGGAATGTTAATTAAGCTTAACACGCTGTAATCAACATCAACGTAGTCAACATTGTTAACTGCATCGCTACATGTATATATTCTAGGTAGATTTGATGACATCACTAATCCTGGGACACTACTTGAAAATTAACCTTCCCTGTAAACGGTGCGCTTGTTGCAAAAATTGCTGTTGTTGTTGTCACAGAAGTGACAAAAACATTAACATTTGCTGAATTATTTGAGAGATTATCCACAGTTACTGCTGTTACTATAGGGGCATTAGAAAAAGTAATTGTTGGATCTGCTGTTGTGAAGGTAAAAGTTACCGGCCCACTAGAGTTTGTAAAAGTGACATCACCCACGACCATCTTGAACCCTGTACTTGAAACATACTGATCGATTGGTTTTCTTCTAATATAACTATATACCTTTCTAAATCTGTTTGCGTCTCTCTTTTTAAAGATATGTGCTTTTCCCATGTTTTACCTCAAATTATTCTAGCTGCTACTGCAGATAAGTATGACCTCTCACCTCTTTTTAACGCTATGTGTGAGGCACAATCTTCATTTTTAAATTTTTCAGAAACAATTGTTAACCCGTTAGATAGTACATCAATATAAGGTGTGTCAATTTGGTCGACGTCACCAAGAAGAATAATCTTAGAATTTTCGCCCATTCTTGTTATAACTGTTTTTAATTCATGAATTGTTGCATTTTGTGCTTCATCCATAATCAAAATACTATTATTAAATGTTCTTCCTCTAATAAAAGATAAGGGCGCTACTTCAATTATACCTTGCTCTTTTAATGAACCAAATAAGGAAAGATTGTTATCTTTTAATCCTACACGAAAATTGTCCATAATAGGCGCTAGCCAAGGACTCATTTTGTCGTCTGCTGTACCTGGCAAGAATCCAATATCTCTTCCCACAGGAGTAATGTTTCTAGTAATGATAATTCTATCATAGTAGCCTGCTGTTACCAGCGCGTAAGCTGACATTAAAGTTATAAATGTCTTGCCACTACCAGCTAAACCTGATATTGTCACAAGCGGTAAGGAAACGTCTAATAGCGAATTAAGTGCATACAACTGTTCTCTATTCTTCGGTAGTATCCCTAACTTCTGGAATTCCTCAGAAAGTTCTTTAGCTTGATTAATTTTTTCTATTTTACCTTGTTCCCACCTTCCTAGAAATGAAGAGCTCCCGCCTTTAATGCAAAAATATTCGTTTGGATGCGGCTTTCTTCCCTTTTTTTCTTCACACAAGTCAATAAACTCCTCTAAGACATCGCCTTCTTCACCATTGCAATAATTATACAATCTACTAATAATGCTTGGATCATCAGCTTCAATGTCAAAAAAGCCCTTAAAGGCTTCTGAGTCTTCTAGGACTATCTTGTCTTTGTAATAATCTTCTGACTTAATACCTAGAGAATCACATTTAACCCTAAAGTTAATATCTTTTGTGATCAAAACAACTCTTGTGTCATTTTCCTCTTGCAAGTTTAATGCCAAAGATATCATTTTGTTATCAGCGTATTCTGGGTCCAAACCGTTTGGTACTTGATTAAACCCAGTCAGTGCAACCCTTATAGTCTGGCCATTGCCAATTTCAATACCTTTGTGTAAGCTACCTTGTTTTCTCAAGTCATCTAAATATCGATTAATATATCTTGCATTCTCACCGACTAGTCCTTTTTTATCCTTAAACCTGTCTAATTCATCTAAAACCACTAGAGGTATTAAGACGTCATTTTCTGGAAAAGAATGTATTGAATTTCGATCGTACAATAAAACGCTAGTATCAATAATAAAAATTTTTCTATCACTCATTTGTCACCTTTTGTTAATTTCAATATATCTAGATATAATACTAATTATTAAGATGGAGCTGTATAATAATGAAATGTTTTCAATACAACAACGAATATAATGTAAATTGCAAAAAACGTGACTGCAGGTACTGGTTAGATAAAACTAAATATCGAAATTGTTGCCTAGTTGCTGCTAAGAATGACAATGTCAGTGTCAACTCAGAAAAGTTTACTCTGCAAGATATAGGTGACATATTTAAAGTAACTCGGATGAGAATATGTCAAATAGAAAAAATAGCAATTAAAAAATTAAAAGATAAATTTTCTAATTTTGAATAAAAAAAAGGCCACACTAAGTGTGGCCTTAAAATATGAATGTTAAATTATAATTTATTCTTTACTTGTATCAAGCGAAGCCTTTACGATATCTGAAGCTAGTTTTTTTGCTTGACGCAAACCTTTCCTTGCCCTTACACCTGCAGACTTATTTCCTTGAGCATTCTTTACAACATCTGTTTGTAAAGTTTCAATTAGAACTTTTAATTCTTCATATTGCGAAATTAGTGCTTCATTCAATGACATACTTTCCTCCTACTCTAGAATAATCTTTGGTTTTTCACCGTCAATGTCATTTATATTATTAACTGTTTCTTCTGATTTGTTAATAACTTCTCTGTATTTTTTTAGCAAATCATTAATTTCTTTCATTAATTCGTTACTTTCTAAATGCAAACTTAATGAAAAAATTATGTCAAGCTTTTGTTGTTCTGATACACCAAAACCAACTATTTCTTTTACTATTTCTCTAGATTGCTGCTTTTCTCTAGCTAATTTTTCTAATTTTACTGAATAACTCATATATGCCCTCCAATGATTGTATTGTTTAAAACTTCTGATGTGATTCTAAGTCTATCCTCACTATTGATAGTCAGTATTTTTAAATGATAAACTTCATCAATTATTTCTCTTTTGAGTACTAAGCTTCTTGGATAATCTTTATTATCAATAATATCTTCTGCCTCTTCGTAGACATCGATTGTCGAGTTATATTCTAAAAGTAATTCACTTAACTTTTTAGGCAAGCTTAAAGAAACTTCCTTTATAGATCTCACACTTTTCAAGTCTTCTTTTCCTAACTTTATCTTAGATTTGCAGAATTCTTCAATAAGATGAGTTACACCACAGTTGTTGCAGTTGACGTACTTTGGTATTACTTTTGATGTTTTTTCATCTAAAAAACTGTACACAGCAAATTTATGATAAACTACAGGTTTTTTGTTTTTATATATGGGTAATACACAGTGGCATTCTATTAAATGTCGCTGACCAGGCATACTCTATTTTAAAGTGTTTTCAATCTGGCCTGAAGCTTTAATAAAAGAGTTTGTTAAACTAGTTTCAACGAAGTAACAAACCTTTTTCAAGTCTTCGTTTGACAGTTCAAAACTTCCTTTGTTTCTAGCATTCATCAAATCAGATACAGCTTGTTCTTTCATGAAAGAAACAACGGTAGCGACTGACGTCATTACTTGTGTTGTATCAATTACTTTTTTATCTTTATTATTTTTCTTAGATGGCATTCTCTACTCCTTAGGCAATAATTGCTTGAATATTATATATTTTATCTAATAAACTTTTCTTCTTTGTCTCTACAATATTAATATAGTCTTCGGGTATGTAAAATTTTTGACCTGAAAGACTTACTATTTTTATTCTTAATCTTAGATTACTTACAAATCTAAAAAAATAATCTATTTCTCTAATTTGATTTGTTTTGCTCATTAGATTGTCAGGTATATAAAAATTTATGCGAGAGCCTGTGAACATTTTCAATCTATTTTTTAGTATATCAGACCTAACATCAGGTTTTGTTTGGGCTTCTTCAATTCTTTTTCTAAGAAATTTTCTATGAACTTCTATCTGCTTATTGCTCGCAACAGGAGTAATTGATATGTTTTTCTTAGAAAAAGATATTTTTTCACCGAAAGACAGCTCTTTACTCACCTCTTGTGATATTGTTTGACCTAGGTCACTTGAGACTACACTACTGTTGTGAATAGCAGCAATATCATTAAGAACATTTAATGCATTTTCGTCATCAACACTTAAACAAACTGGATATACTTTAAATCTTCCCATAGCATTATTTTTTAAAATTGTTTGTTTGACTTCTTCTGACATTCCAAAACAAAAAATAACGTAAGGCTCTTTTGTTTTATTAGCTTTAAAAAATAAGTGATGAATTTCCCCAACTGTTTCAATGATACCATTTATAATTATAAATCTATAATTTTTAACATCTTCAATTGTCTTTTTGTTGTAGAAAATATATTCATAGTCAACATTAAAATTAAACTCATTTAAGCTTTCTACTAGTAAGCTATTTCCGTGATATTTTTCAATATTAATACTTCTATTTAAATTTGTATTTTTAAAAAGCCATTCTGCAATATTTCTTACTACTGGATATCTTAAATAGTTAGTAAACCTATTCTGTTCTTTTTTTGAGAAAATAATTCCTCTTTTTCCTATTTTTACTTTACTAGCATTGAATAGTTTGTGAAGCATGTAATCACCCAAATATGGATAAATTTTTTCACATTCATAATACTCTTTTAATATAATATTCTTCAAACAATCTTCAATAGGGTCTTCAGGTATCACATTTAAGTAGTTGAGTGCTGGATCAGTTATACTAACCTTATTACTATACAACACACTTGACTTATCAATAAATTCTAGAAAAATATTTTTTTGTTTTTCAAAAACATTCTTTAAGTTTTTATTTCCTAAGAATACTTCTTTTTTATGAATCTCGCCAGAGGTTGTTACTAGCATATGTTAATATCTCCTCAGCAGAATTTTCATTATAACCGTACTCTTCAATTAGTGTACCAATCATGTCTGTATATTTCTTTTTCTGGTCATCGTCCCGGGACTTTGATCGCGTCACTATTCTTGCAATATCCTTGACTGATGTTATCAAATATTGCTCTATTGCTTCCTTTAGTGGGCCGTAAGACTTGTAGTCTAAAGTTTCGCCTTTTCTCATTTTTGAAAACATATAAGCAGTCACATCATTTCTAAATCCATCACGTGCTGAACCTGTCACACTAATCATTTCTTCAATAGTTCTCATAAACTTTTCATCTGGGTCACGTTCTTCTCTAGTAATTTTATCTTTTGTTCTTGTCTTGGTTGTATAGCATTCGGCATTATCCAAGTATGAATCAAACAAAGATTGTGCTTGCTCTTCATATGCTGTAATAAATGCTTTAGCTATTTCAGTCTCTAAGATTCTAAGATATTCTTCACGAATTACTTTTTGCAATATTTCTAAGTAACGAGTTTTTGCATCTTCATCAATAATTTGCTCTTTTACTTGCTTAATCATTGAATCTACAACATTAATGGGTGTGATCATTCCATTATCAGAATCAGATAAAGCTGCGTCTAAAGCCTTCATAATAAATCTGGTAGAAATACCTTCCATCCCTTCATTCTTTGCCTCATCTTTCAAGTCTCTAATATCAACTTTCTTAACACGCCCCTTTTCAATAATTGCTTCACCGTTATAGATTTTCATTTTTGTTAACAGATCACATTTATTAGATGGTTGTAGTCTAGACATCACTGAAAACATTGATGCCACTTTTAAGGTGTGCGGTGCAATATGTGCGCCTCTAAAGTCTGATTTATCCAGTATTTTTTCATAGATTTTTTGTTCTTGGTGTAATTCTAACACGTAAGGTACTTCAATCTTAAGAACCCTGTCTAAAATAGCCTCGTTAGTGTGTTCAGATTTAAACCTGTTCCACTCTGACTCATTACAATGTGATAATATAACACCGTCAAAATAAAGCATATCGTTTTTACCGGGTGATGGCACACGTTTTTCTTGGGTTGCTGTCAACATTGTGTGTAAGAATTCGATTTCATTCTTGAAGACTTCAACAAATTCAACTATCCCACGGTTACCAACGTTAAACGCACCGTTAAGAGATAAGACTCTGGGATCATCTTCAGGATAAAGATCTAGTTTACTAATGTCTTCAGTTCCTATTAACACAGAGACATCCTGGGAATTCGCATCCATAGGCGGTACTACTGCTATACCTCTTCTTCCTCGCTGAGAAAATCCTGTTTGTTTGACCGGGAATTTTTCATATTCTCCGTTAAATTCATTCATTAGACGGTGACGACATATTGGACAAAGATCTCCTTCGATATGCACACCTAAGATATCTTCAAAGTCACCTCTAAGGCTTCTAGGTAAAAGATGAAGAGGTTCTTCTCTTATTGGGCAACCTTCTAGATAGTAGTATTCTTCAGCATCTTCTAAAGCACGCTTAACTGAATCAATCAATGCCGACTTTCCTGCTCCTACTGGACCCATTAAGAGAAGAACCTGCCGGCTTTCTTCACCTTTGAATGCTGCAGACTTTAAGAATCTCATCAGCTTATTAATCACTGATTCCATTCCGAAAAATTCTTTCTCAAAATATTGGTATGTTCTTATCTTATCACCATTAAAAATATCTCTGTAGTTTTCAGAATCAACATCTAAAGTTTCTAAGCCACGATCTTTAATCGTTTCATAGAGTCTTTTGTGAGCTAATTTTATAGACTCGGGTCTATTTTTAACTAATTCTAGATACTCAAGAAAAGACCCTTCAAATCTTTCTTTCTTTTTTGTATCTCTTTGTTTCTTAATAAGGTTTAAAAATTCATTTTTGCGTGCCATAAATCTATATCTCCTGTTTCATATATTAACTAATACGTTCTCAGCGTAAAATACTTAAATTTCCCAAACTTCTTCTTCAATAATTGTAAAAAGTTTAACTTCTTTGTCCCACATTTCTCTCACATGATTCATGACCTTATCAGCATAGTCTAAGTCTAAGTCACGGCCGTCATGTTCATGCTTCAAAACCAGCGTTCCGTCACTATCAACTCTATCTACGTAGATGTGAGGTATCATATTAATACCTGTGTTTCTAATCATTTCGTTTCTCACTGTCTTCCAATCATCATGATCAGTTACTTCTGTAACAACTGCACTGCCGTCTTTTTTGTTTTCATATGCAAAAAAGTTTAATTCTCTAAAATCTTCTTCGTCCAACAACATTCTTAATGCAGCTACGTCATCATGATTATCCCTTATTTCAAAACATCGCTCTAAACCGTGCTCTCTTTCCATTTTCTGGAAAATATAAAACCCTACGTGATAAGGATTGACACCACCTAGGTGGGGTCTGACAACAGCATTATGCATTTTTAAGAAAGGTAAGTGCATTGAATCTGGTAATTTTAAATCATGAAGTATTTTGTAGTGCCAAAAAGATGCCCAACCCTCGTTGAGTATTTTTGTCTGTATTTGCGGCATGAAATACCAACTATCTTGCTTGACTATCTCTAAAAGATCTAACTCCCAATTAGTAAATTTGTCTGGGTAGTATTCTGTGAAAAATGATAAGAGATCATGATCGGGTTTTAAAAGTCTTCTTGTTTCTAAACCTTCATAGTCTAGCAATATACCTTTTTCCTTGTATGTATTATATCTTTTAATCTCTCTACCCTTTATCTCTTTTCTAGTTTTTCTGGGTATTCCGTATCTATTTGTCTGGTATTTGATTGCATGTAAATTATCTAAGAAAGCTTCAACTTTTTCTTGCCCTATAGACGGATCTTCAATATAACTTTGTATTCTTTTTTTAGCATTTCTCATTCTAGAAACGATGTGGTCTGGATCTGTATCTTTAAAACACCTGTTATTTTTAAAAAAGTCACTGTGGCCTACGCAATGTGCCATAATTAATATTTGGAGATACAATGGATTTTGCATCATAAGATATGCAATTGACGGGTTAGAATTAATAATCATTTCGTAAGGTAGGCCGCTTTGACCCATATTATAATTCAAATGCGTTCTTTCAAAAGTCTTACCATAAGACCAGTGATTATAATGACTTGGCATTCCATGATATGACATGTGACCAATCATTTCATAGTAATCACATATTTCATAATTAATATCAAACCAATCTAATCCATAACTGCGAGCTATTTCGCATATCTTTTCATCCCATACTTTTAGATCTTTTTCTGAATATTCAGATAAGCTCATATTTACCTCCAAATAATTTAGAAAATTGCGGCCATATATCTTTCTTATCTCTAATATTGATAACTTTAAACTTTTCGCTCACTAACGGTTCAAATATTTTTGCCATTTCCTCTCCCCAAATTTTTTCTTGGGATCTTTTTATTTGAATATACCCAGCTAATTGGCTTATATTAACTAAATTTCTCATTTTTTCTAGAGCTTTAGGATTGTCTTCTGACCAATTTTCACCGTCAGAACAATGAAATGTGTAAATATTCCAACTTGAAGGTGAATATCTTTCTTGTATAATTTGTTCGGCCTTTTCTAACCCGGATGAAATATATGTTCCGCCTGATGATGCTTTTTTAAAAAAGTCGTCTTCATTTGTTTCTTTAGCCTCGGTCGTATGTGAAATAAATACCAGATCAATATTTTGATATTTAAATCTGATGAACTGATAAAGTAAGAAGAAAAATGACCTAGCTAAAAACTTTTTTCTCTTAGTCATCGATCCGGATACATCCATGATCATAAAAATAACTGCATTGGTGATTGGTTTTTTAGTAATTTCAATATGCTTGTACTTTAAGTCGTCTTCATGAAAAGGAAATCTTTCTCCACTATCCGGGTCAAAAGTGCCATTCTTGATAGCTTGATTCTTTCTTCGAATCTTGTTCTTAAGCGTTTCTTTCTTAGATAAGCGTGCATTAATACCTTTCGGGCGATAGCCTTTTCTCTTTATTCTCTCAGATGTCACAGTGTTGTTCTGTTTCTTTGCAAGTTCAGGTAGGTTTAAATCATCAAATAAGTACTTTGCTAGTTCATCTAATGAAACCTCGACGTCGTAGTAGTCTTCTCCAGCATTATTACCAGGTTTGTCAGGTTTACCCTTACCCTTACCTTTTTGTTTAGGTTTTCTAACAACTTGCCCTTTTTGTATATCTTGACCTTGTGCTGATCCTACACCTTTTGTTCCACTACCTACACCGTAAATAAACTGATATTCTTTTATTCCTCTTACTGGTATCTTAATTTTCTTTTTACCATCTTGACCAATAATACTTTCTTCAGCAACTATATCATGAATACCTTCTTTAATAGCTTTATCAATCTTCTCTTTGTGTCTTCTTCTATCTGAGGCAGATCGATCTGCAATTGTTTTATGATTTTTAAATACTGACATATAATTCCTCAATTTAACTTTAACTTATATAATTATAATAAATGTTAGTAATAAGGAAAGGTTAATTTAACATTAGTTATAAAAAAGACAAGGTACTTTTGGTATGGATGACAATAGAATATTAAAGATAATTTTAAAAGATTTACAAAAATTAAATGAAAAAAAGAAATCTAATGGGATGAGAAGCGTCAAAAAAGGTGCAGATAATAATCCTAAAGTTACTAAGATGGATTTTCTACCGGACAAGGTTTTAAATAAAATAGCTAAATCTAAAAACGAAGAAAAAGGTGTTGAATGCCAATCATGTGGACATGTTGCGAAAGGTGATGACACAAATTGCGAGATGTGTAAAGAACCTCTAAACAATTTAGAAGAAAAGCGCAAGAAAAGAAGAAAAGCACCTAAAAAAGATAGAAAAAACCCTAGGCAGTATAGCGCGCCACAGGGTAGTTCCAGAGATAAAGGTTTGGATAAAGCTGCAGCACTTTATGCAAAGGGCGATGTTAAAGGTGCAGCAAGAGTACGCAAAGCAATGGAAGAACCATACATGACAGAGTCAAAACAAATTAATGAATTAAATGAACTTTTAAATGATATGATTGAGGAACAGCTTTTAGACGAAATGCTAAATGACTTAGAAAATCACCTTGATGAAAAGAGAAAGCGTAAAAAGAAAAA